TAATTCAGAATTTAACTGCGCAATATCTGTGTGTGCATCCGCAATCCCCTGCTCCATATGATTAAAATTTTCTGCTGACAAAGGTGTATTCCCCTTTACCCATGTTTTCTTTGTATATGCCATTTTCTATTTCTCCTTTCGTTCTAACAACAGTAAATCTGATCTTCGCTATTACTGCAGCAATAGATCATCTGTCCTTTTACAAGCTCTGCCGTTACATATTTTGTTGTTCCATCTAATTGTGTCAATACAAGCGTTGTTCCACTGGCAGAAATTCCTGTAATCGCCTTATTTGCGTCTGTCTGTTTTGCAGCCGTATAACCTAACGCTGTGTTTACGTTTGATGCCGTTATTTCTCCTCTTATTGTTGCACTGGATTTATTTTCAACACTTCCTAATCCTACTTGAGACTTTGTGACTCCGTGAGGATTGTTTTTGTTTCCTGTGTGATTACTCACATAGTTTTTTATTTTATTCCACAGCTTCAAAAGTCCTGTTTCATCTAAATAACTTGCCATCTAATCACCATTCCTTATGTAAGATTTGTATCCATCCATGTGTTCGTGATCGCAGATATTTGGAATTTTTCCCCTAGTGCATCCCACGCTTTTCCGTTCCATGCAATATTCATCCCTGCGGCTCCATAAGATGACGCTGCTACAATATCATAAACATCTCCTGTTGTTTGTCCAGATGTTGGCAATTTATCTTCTGTCGCCACAGACCCTCTATATTTATACACACCAGTAATATCGGATTTTTTTGCGTATGTGCTTGATAAGGTTGCATTTGTTGGAAGATCATCGAGTTTTGCCTTATCTGTGTGGGACATAAGTCCTGGAATGCTAACATCCGCAGTTGGCAATTCTACTGATGTGTGCATAAGGATGTTGGAAGATGTATTATTTCCCAATCCTATAGTCATCTTATGCTTTTCAGGGTTAACACCCAATATTAAATCTAATCGTTTCCAATCACCACTACCACTTAAAAATGCTTCATTATGTCCAGTACTTGGAGCCGGTACTAATCCATGTGTACCAGATGCAGAATCCGTGGCTCCTTTAAAATCACTATAAGTTGTATTGCTGTCCGCACCCCATACCGCTGTTCCTTCTGAACTCCATCTTAGAATCTGCCCAGAGCTACCGCCGGCAGGAATATGCTTGTTTCCTGAACTCGTAGGATGTGCATATTTATTTGCCCCTTCCGCGATTCCTGCGAGCTTTGTTTTTTCTACTGTTGTATAATCATTTGTAGACAATCCTTTGCCATCTGCTTTATCTACTTTTCCTGAGATCATATTCGTTATCTTTGCTACTATCTTCTGCCAGAGATATAAGACACCGTTTTGATCAAGATAATTATTATCTGCCATTGTTTTCTCCTTTAATTTAAGATTCCCTCTAAAACTTCATTTGTGATTGGTTCCAGGTTTAATCCTGGAAGGTTGTACATTTCTGTTCTAACTTCACTTATCTGAGCCTTTAAATTTACAGAATCGTTTACCTGTTTGTCTGTCAATGTACTGATTGTTCTTCCAAGAGTTATTTTATTATTTGTTGGATTCTCAAGATCTAGTTCATATTTACTTACAAGATAGTACGTGCCCACATCTCCGAATGTGCTCATGATTCCATGCTGTGTAGAAATGCAAGGAACAAGATCTCCCAACCTGATAGAATTTATATCTACATCAATCATATGAAGATCCACTGCAGTAAGTTCAATTGTAGTTGCCAGATTGATACACGTTTGCAGATATTTCTTGGCTTCTTCTAATAATGTGTCTGGATCATAAATATCCGAAAAATCAACCTTATCATAAATCCATCCATATAAATTTACCGCTTCTTGGTTATATACATAATCTGTTCCATCATGGCCATTTGCCGCTTTAATATCGACATTTTTATTATCAACAACTGCTCCCAGCGGGATGATTGCTGTTTTAATATCTTCTGCCTTCGAATACTTCTTTAGATCAAGCAGATTCTCTCCAAAACGGATCACTTGATTACTTACTTTCCCATATTGCTTTACGTAGTCAAGATATCTGATTCCGTTTTCATGCCTTACTCGAAGATAGCCGTCGTATTTACCTAAAAAATTAGAACCAAGAAAATCCCATGTCTTTTCATAGTTCGTAGACAATTTTGTAATGGTTACGCTATCTATATCGATTACTCCAATTGTAAAACGCTTTGCTTCTTCTACCTGCGCGTTATGTTCTTCAATCAATCTCTTGAATATTTCAATATTCGTATCTGCCTGACCTATTTCTGTTGTTTCAGTACCATAATCATGCGCACGTTGTACTGAATCTAACAAAAAAGCAAGCTCCCCTTCACAGGAAATCTGTCCAGTGTTTTTGAAGTCTTGTTCGTTTGTCAGACTTCTTCCAGAAAACAATAATTCATCGTCTGCATATACTTCAATCTTAGATTTTAGTTTATTTACGTCATTTACATGAGGATGTGTTGAAAGCATTCCAAAATCAAGATTTCCTGTTTTATTCAGTTCCAATGAGATTTTAGGTGAAAGCACATGATAATCTGGATCACGAATATCATGTAGCACTTTTCCATCACACAATACTCTATACATTTACAAACTACCTCCTCGATAATCAATTGAAATAACGCCAGTTCCTTTGAACGTTAAAATATTATCTCCTTCTGTCAACCAGATGTTAAACACTTTATTTCTGCCTGCGAGAAGTGAATATTCTGTGCCATTGTAACTAACTTTCATTGCTGTACTACATTCAATAACTGGAATGATCCGTTTTCTTCTTCCTGGAATGCATAACTGATACTCTCCATTGACTTTAATACCCTTATATTCTCTTATAATGTCTGTTTCAAAATTGAAGGTATCCCATTCCCAGTCTTCAAGGGATGAATATCTTTCATACTTATACGGATCAACATCTCCTGAAATCACAAGCTTTCCATTTACTCTGTCAGTTTTTTCAACGTCAATTGTGAATCTTCCAATATAATAAAAACTAGGATCTGTATCGAGTATGATCTTCACTCTCTTACCCACAAGATTATTTGCAATTTCAGAAATGCACATTCCCCACTGAAAGAAATCTTCGTCCGGAGTTTCAAACTCTAAAGAGATGTTTCGGTTTTTATACTTCACATCTCCGCCAGTAATCGCTTCTGTGATATCCAGTGTTCCGTCTGCCCCTGGAATATCCTGTTCATAAGTTTTTGGTTCCGGAAAACCAAGAGTAATCGCAGTCCATCCAAGATCCCAATCTCTCAATGTATGTTTTTCTCCAATCATTACTCCTAATGCTCCGCCTGCCATTTTACACACCTCCTCTTGATTTTCTGGTTGCAATCGTATTCAGCTCTGTATCCATATACGGAGCAATCATTCTTGTAATTTCTCGTCCATCTACGATCACTGGAACTTCAATTCGTTCTGGCCCAGTATAAACTACTGATGGCACTCCATCAGATGATTCTGTTTGCACAACCGGCTGCATCCTTGTTGTGATCGTCTGCATCTGCAGGTTAATCGCATCCTGCATCCTTGACTGAATATCTTGAACGTTCAACTTCGCTTTCGCAAATTTCTGCGCCATGTTCTGAGAAATCGTTCCCATTTGTTTATACAGATTTGGCGCTTCTTTTTCATGTCCTTTGATTGCTCCCTGAATATCATAAGAACCAATCTTTGCAAATTCTCGAGATGGGGAATGAATCTTAAGTGTCTTTTTGGCTGTCTTAATAATATTCTGGCAGATTTTCTTCGTGGATTTGCTGAGGTTTCTGGTTTCGCTTTCCATACCTGCAGTTAACCCTTTAGCAATATTAACTCCTGCCTGTTTCATCTCTTTCTGCAGATCATCTGTGACTGTTTTCATTTCAGATTCATAATTCGCTTGAAGTTTTGCGAGATCATCTCCAAAGAAGTTTTCAGAAAATGTTTTGGACATGCTCTGTTGCTGATTCCACTTATTAATGTAAGCCTGCTGTTCAGCTTCTGACATATGCTGAAACCATGCCATATAAGCGTTTCCTGCATCAATATCCATTCCAAGAATCTTTTCCATCATAGATTCAGGAATCTTGTTTTCTAGTAACTTCAAGTTCTTCTGATACTTTTCAATATCCATGATATTCTGATCAAGGTTATAGATATTTCCCCAAGCCTGCTGCTTATCAGTTAAACTATCCATCTTGCTCTTGATGTTGTTATACGCTTCCTGGTATTCATCTGACAGGTCCTGCAACTTTTCCTGGGCAATCTTATTTAATCGATCAGCTTCTTTCTCAAATGCTTCATTGTATGCTGCTGCCGTTTTTTCTCCTGCAATTTTTAATTGCTTTTCTTCTGCAGCATTCTGCTTCTTTAACTTTTTCAGCTGTTTTTTTAATTTTGCTTTTTTCTTTTTATTTTTTGTCTTACTGATCTTATCTTGAAGATTTTTCTCTGCTGTATCGTGCTTTGAAGAAACTTTACTTGTCTGCTGATCAATAATCTCTTGTACTGTTTCTGATGATCTTGACTTGGCTGTGTTGAGTGCTTCGGATATTCCAGATACAAGGTTATTTCCAATATCGGAATAATTTCCTTTTTTCGATGCACTCTTAGCTGCAGATAATGCTTCATTCACAGAAAGCTTCATTTCTGCATTGAGTTCTGTCTGCCCTTCTCTGACACCTTTTGCTACACCTGCTGGAATATTCTTGCCGATCGCATCTTTATATACACGAGATGGAGAATGGATTCCTAAGGCTGTTGCTGTAGCTTCTACCGATGCGTTAGCCATCTCTCCAGAAGCATCTTCCACATCCTTCGTATACTTTCTGATACCTGCTGCCATTCCTAACGGCATCCATTTTCCTACGTCACTTTCCATGACACGAGATGGCGAATGAATCTTACCTTCTGCTTTTGCGGCTGCAACTGCTGCTCTCACTGCTTCTCTTGCGGCTGCTGATACAGCACCGGAATTTGATCTGATACCAGATGCTAATCCAAGAGATAAATTACCACCAACAGATACAAAAGAAGATTTCTGTGCACTTGCTCCGGAAGAACCTGCTTTAGATACTTTTGAACCGGCTGATTTTGCTGTTCCAGACTTCGATGTAATCCCTTTGGAAAATTCCGATGTCATCTTTCCGCCGGCTGTTTTTGCTTTTCCTGAACCGGAAGCAAGCCCTGTTGCGGTTGTTTTGCTTATTTTATCTGCGGCTGATTTTGCTTTACCAGATCCTTTTGAAAAAGAAGATAAATAACTATTAAACGATTGAACTCCGGCACTTGAATTATTCGTAGCAGTAATCTTACTTGCTTTTTTGATTGCTGTGCTATTTTTCTTAACTGTAGTAGCTGCTTTTCCTGTTTTGGTTGCAATAGCATCAAACGAGCTTGCTGCAGCTGAATTATCTACCTTGCCGATTTTTAAACTGTTTTTTATCTTTGTTGCCTGGCTTTTTGTCTTTTGCGCTGTACTATCAATAGCTTTTGTAAGACCAAATGCATTCTGATCTCCGGATAAGTCTATCTTTGTTAGTTCTTTGATTGCATCTTGAACTGGCGTCTTTCCTTGTGCAACTTTCGTTGCAAGTTCTGTTGGAATCTTAGACCCATCAATTCCTGCTTTTGTTATTGCTTCCTGGAAAGAAATCATACGACTTAATGCGGCTGCTGCTTCCCTTGGCTTTCCACTACCAGATGTGATTGCATTTGCTAAATAGTCCGGTACCTGTATACCACCTTGCTGTGCCTTAGCTTTCAGATCTTCGAACGTGACAAGATTTTTTACTGCCTGCACAGACGTAGGAACCGCATATTGTCCAGAACTAATTCCCTGTGCCACACTATCAGGAACTTTAACACCTGCATCCTTTGCTTTTTGAATCAGATCAGTCCAATTGATCGCATTCTGCATCTGTTTTGCAGCACTCTTAAATGATATGGATCCATCAGAAATTCCTTTTGACAGATACTGTGGAATTTTCATTCCCTGTTCCTGCATCTTGGCCAACTGATCGGAATTAACCAGATTATCTAATTTGATCAAGCTCTTTAATTCTTTTCCGGATGTTGGATTTGCATAAACACCTTGTTTAATTCCCTCTCCAACTGATTTCGGGATATCGCTCGCTTTAATCTTTGCCTGTTTGGCCAGATCATCTAAGGATTTCAGATACTCTGTATAATTTGTCTGAGCCGTATATTTATCTGTGTATGCGGTCAGTTCTTTTTGTGCTGCATTTAAATTTTTATTACTTTTTTCGACAGCACTATTGGCTTCCATCATTGCATCATAGTATTTTGTCAGATCATTAGAAGCTTTCTTATACTCATCACTGCTTGTTGTTATCTTTCCTTGGTTTACCTTTGCGGTAACCTGATTCATTTTTTCAACAGCGGCATTATATTTGTTTGTTGCTTCTGTCTTTTTCTTAATAGCATTTTCATTTTCAATGTCAGCTTTGGCTACTTTGGATGCGGCACTTTCCATCCCTTTTTGGTAAGCCTTAGCCATTGCCTGTTCTTTTAGCGCTGCAATATTCTTTTTGATCGCAGAAGTGGACTTATTTAGCTTATCTGCTTCTTTGTCATACTCAAGATTCAATCCAGGTAATAATTCGTTTAACTGCTTAACAACACTCGCGATCTGTGCTTTTGTTCCGGCGCTTTTATGCTCAACATTCATCAGTTTTGTTAATCTCTGATACAGCTGATCTGCCTGAACACCATTTGCACGTGTAGAATCCACATTTTTCTGATTTTCTTTATGTAAGCTCTTGATCGATGCCGCCATCTCTTCTTGTTTCTTTTTGAGTTTTGTGCAAGAAGAATAGTATCGATCTGCTTCTGTAACTGCTTTTTTCTGTGTCAGTGTGTATGCTGCGACTCCTGCTACTAAAGCACCTACTGCAACAACTCCTAAACCTACTGGACCGCCAAGTGCTGTACACGCCGCATTAAAAGTTCCTGTTGCTGCTGTTGCAAGAGAAATCTTACCTGTAAAGATTCCAACGACTGTCTGCAGTGCAGTCAAACCACCCTGTTGTGCCACTAAGGTGATTGCATTTGCCTGCTCCATTGTTTTTAAGGCACTAAAAGCTGTAGTTAATGCTGTAACTCCTTTAGATGCAGTGTTGAAAACTTTAACTCCGGCCCAGGCCCCCATGAATGATGTCGCAAGCGGAATAACTGCGCCCATGTTGTCCCCAAGCAGTTTTGTAGAAGCGGCCAATACTTTTACTCCACCTTTGCCGGCTACCATAGCCACTTTTCCAAGATTTTCAACAGTATTTATCGCTTCCTTCGGAACAATCTCTTTTATTCCACCTTTTTTCAATTTGTTAGATAAAATCCTTAACTGTGCTGTTCCAACACCGACAGCCTTTGTTAGCGGCGTTTTGATATCTTCATAAATGCCGATTCCAACAGACTCTGCTACTGATCCGAGGTCGTACAATGCTCCTTGCAGATTGTTGTTCATAACATCGGCCTGTTTCTTTGCTGCGCCAGAAGAATTATCAATCGCCTTTTGTAATTTGTTGAAATCAGAATCAGATGCATTAACGATTGCCAACAGACCTGACATCGCTTCCTGTCCTGCGATGCTTGAAGCATAAGAAGCTTTCTGACTTTCTGTTAATCCAGAAAATTTTTCTCTCAATTCTGCCATCGTTTCACGAAGTGGCTTCATGGATCCATCAGCTTTGGTTGTACTGATACCAAGTGCATTTAATGCTGTAGCTGCATCTTTCGGAGGTTTGACAAGTCGCGTAATGATAGATCTCAGAGATGTACCTGCTTGACTTCCTTTGATTCCGGCATTCGCCATCAGTCCAATTGCTGTAGCTGTATCTTCGATACTATATTTCATGGATCCGGCCAATGGTGCAACATACTTAAAGGTTTCTCCCATCATTGCAACATTGGTGTTAGAACTACTCGATGCTTTCGCTAGTACATCAGCAAAATGTCCAGAGTCCTTTGCTTTCAATCCAAAGGCGGTCATTGAGTCTGTCACAATGTCGGATACTGTTCCAAGGTCTTCTCCAGAAGCTGCAGCTAAGTTCATAACTCCAGACAATCCGGAAACCATCTGATTTGTTTTCCATCCTGCCATAGCCATGTACTTAAGTGCTGTAGCGGATTCCGTAGCAGAAAACTTTGTTGTAGCTCCCATCTGCTTTGCTTTTGCAGATAGCTTTTCCAGGTCTTTTCCAGATGCTCCGGAAATTGCCTGGACCTCACTCATTCCTGCTTCAAAAGACTTACCTACATCAATTGTCTTCTTTGCGGCCACCACAGATGCAACTCCAATTACTGCTGCAGATTTTTTCATTAGTCCAGCCATCTTTGATGTTGCGCTCTCTGTACTTGCTACTGTACTCTGATTAGATTCTTCCCAAGACTTTTTTGCACCATCTGCACTTTCTTTTGCAGTATCCTTTACCTTTTTATGAGACTGCTGCATCTTCGTAGATGCGGATTCTGTTCCTTTTGCTGCAGTATCAGCTCCTTGCTTTGCTGCCTGTCCTGCTTTCGATGCTGAATCCTTTGCGCTCTTTTCTACTTGTTTTCCAGTTTTCTCTGCTGACTTAGCAACTTCTTCTACACTCTTTTGCACCTGATCAGAAGCTTTATCTATCTCCTGTGCTGTACTCTTAGAAGAAGATTCAACCTCTTTCTTAAGATCATTTAATCCTTTTTCTGCACCAGAATTATCCAGTTTGGTTTCTATTGTAACTGTACCATCTGCCATGTTTCCACCTCGTCAAATAACTAAAAATTTAAAGTTTCTAAGCTATTTGACGTCCTGGGTGCTCAACCTGCAGATCCAAGCTCTCGCCTGTTCGCTTCTCTTATCACAATATTCCTGACAGATCACCGCCATTTAGCAGTATCTGTGTTATCTCATCCTGTCTCTTTTTCTCTTCTTTGCTTATCTCATCTGGAAGTGCATAGATCTTTTGCATCTCCCTGATCCTTTTTCTTTGCTCTTTATCAAAATTCTTTAACTCTGCCCCACGATATCCGATAATCTCGCAAATCTTACAATCATCATGAAGGGCACTGAATAGCGACATAAATTTCCACCAGTGCAAAAAATCAACCTCGAACAGATCAATCTTATAATCCTGCATAAACCCTGCATTGATATAATCAAAATCATATTCAAAGCTGATCACTTTTTTCTTTGCTTTCGCCTTTGTTTGTTCGTCTTCCTTACCACAGGAATAAAACCACAGCATTTTTTCCATTGCTTCTTCCAGATCATCCGGAACATTATCTTTGTAAAAGAGTTTTAGTGCATCATAATATTTTGCATTTGCGATCGCATCTTTTTCTTCAATATCGATTTCTTTCATCATTTCTTCTGCAAACTTCTTTTGATCATCTGTAACTTCTTTTCCAAAAATAATCCCTTCAACATTCATGATCGTTCGGAAATCAGCATCGATCTTATATGTTTTACTCCCGATATCCACTGACACCGGGAGTTCTCTTCTGATCATTCAGCTCCTAACATCTTAGACAGTTCATTGACTCTCTTTTCATGATCTGCTAACTGTGAATCTCTGATAGAATAAAGCTTCTTAACTGCTTTCGTTCTTTCTGTCAGATCATGTTTAGCAGTAAAGATTTTATCTGCAGAACCTTCTCCGAATACTGCATCAAAAAACCTACTCATGATTTCTGACTCGTTTGCAACGCCTTCTGGACCCATCATTTCATCTTTTACATTCTTTTCTTCGTACTCTCCAAGTTCCTTCCACATCTCTTTGCTTGCATCATTAAACTTCTTCATCATATCGGCGTCCAGAAAATTAAATGCAAGCTTCTCTCCATTCCAAATAAACATATATCTTACTCCTTAATTCTAATTCCAAGCTTCGCTTCGCTTTCGTTTACTCTGTCACTGAATCCGGTGTAAATGTCTTTGTCTTTGTATCAAATTTACCCATAACAGGATCTCCTTTGTCGTGAAGTGTTCCCTCAACCTGTAATTCTCCGTCATTATCAGAGAAACTTGAAATTTCAGCAGCTACGGTAAACATACGTGCTTTGAATACTGTCCCAGTAGTATCTCCCTCTACTTTTTCATCCAGATCAACGCGAACAAATTCACGTTCTGCATCTGCTCCTGTTTTTCTCTCTTTGCCAATACTGACCAGATCTTTAATGACCTTTTCGCTTGGAATCTGATCGGCTGTAAATCCGTGCTCACCTTCATAGCTTGTAATGCTTGATGTGGATGATTTATCATTGATATATTTTTTACTTGTTGTCTGTGCTCCTGGATCTTCATTTAACTCTGTAAAACCAGTTCCCATAAGTTCGAAGTTTTCTCCTACTTTTAAGTAAGAAGCTTCCTGATAACGCTGTTTTACTGTTTTACTTGCTGTTTCTGCCATTTTATATTCCTCCTAATTTTTGATAATAAATTAACTGACACTGAATCTGGTATTGTGCTTTTGTTGCATCTGCGTTAAACACGTAGCCATTTGTCAGTGCCTGTATTTTAATTGCTCTTTTTCCTTTATCCATTTCCGGAAGTTCGTTATTGACCGTACATCGTTCCAACCAGTCTGAGAAATCTTCGTAAAACTCCGCCACATCGATATTCTCTGCAACATCTGCCCCGAAGTACTCTCTACTTGCCAAGACAAAATTAAAACGGCGTTCTGTGTCGCCGTTAATATATCGCTTTTTAATTGGCTGTGATGTTACCGATGCTTCGATCGCATAACTTTTTGTATCCTCCGGAAGATGTTCCACGCCCACCAGATCATCAAATGTAGACAATCCTGGATAGTCCTGGATAAATGCTCTCACACTTGCAATCACACTCATTCTGCTTTACCTCCTACAAAATCTGCAACAGACTGGACGATCTGATCTCCATTGTCTGCCCAACATCTTTGATCCCATTCTTTTCCACGGAGTCCTTTTCCGCCATTTTCATGGTACTGTTTCTGTGCATATGGAGTTACAAACTTGATTGAGTCCACGTTCTCTATTGCGGTATCTTTTAATACTCCGGTCAAGAACGGAACGTATGGATCCATCTTTCTTCGGAACTCTCCGGTAAAAAATCTTTGTGCAGGTCCACCAACTTGAAGACCTCTTGTCTTTAAGATCTGATCTGGCGAAAGTTCGACTTTAACTTGTGTTCCCATTTAAGCACCTCCGATTCTCCAATGTGGCAAACTTCCTCTCCGGTTATCCGAAAACGATAATACTTTTCCTGTGTACTGCTGTTTTAAAAACTCTGATTCTTTTTCAAAATCTTCTAACAATCCTTTTCCAAACAGATCCCCGTTGTTGATCGTCCAATACTTTTCTGCTTCTTCGGCAGATAATCCCCGATACTTGTCCGCATCGATATATTCTCTCCCTTCTGTATCTGCAGATAACGGGATGCGGATCTGATACAAATCGGCAGAACTGAGTCCTTGATCGGTAACAGTTGTCTGCTGCTTTGTGTAAAAATTAACACCTTTGATCTGAGTCTTTAAATAGATCTTTCGTGCTGTCTTTTTATCAACTCCGCGATTGTTATAAATCGTCAGATCTGCATTTGTCATCATATGGCCCACACCCCCTGTACAAGAGTCCTGTATGCGCAAGATAAGGATATGCTGCTTTCTTACAACGATGCTCTACTGTTCCTGTTGCTTTGCTCTGACTCGTCACAAAGCTTACACTGTATCCATCGTTGTTCTCACTTGCGATCTCCCTTCCTGCATCATCTTTTCTCATTCTATCCTGATACATTACATCTGCCACTGCACATGTGGCCAAGCTTACTTCTTCTGGAATCTCTGCCATATCATCAACTCTGGCAAATGTAATGAATTTCACAAAAATGCTTGCCTTTAAGATCATTCCAGGGAAAGCTTTCTCCGGTATGATCTCGCCATAAAATTTATTTTCGTAGAAATCCCTGTTTGCATATTCCACCATACCGGATCACCGCCTATCCTCTGGAAATGATTCTTGCAATTGGAATTGCTTTATGATCGATTACTTTCTTATCGGAATTTGTTTTTCCGTTATCAACCAGTGTCCAGTTAGATCCATCAGCAAGTTCTGTATCTGTTGGGGATTTTGCAGCCATAGATTTTCTAGTAAATGAAATGCCGTATGGTGCAAATACTTTTCTCTGTCTCATATACAGAGTATCTTCTCCGCCATGTGTTTTTGGATCACGATACATTTCATATGGTACTTTGGCACCAATGTCTTCATAATCAAAAGCTCCATCACCTAATACATAAGTTGTATATTTTGTGTAAGCTTCCTGTGCTGCAACATAACCAGACTCTCCTTTTGTTCCACTTTCTTCTACTGCAGCAACTTCTTCTGTTGGCATAGAATCATCGATCAGAACTAAGCGGCCATTCCATGTTGCAAGAGTTAAGTCTCTTTCAACTCCATTTGCATCTGTCTGTGTCATATATTTTAACAGTTTCAGATTTTCAAGATTCGTTGCCACCGCGCTGTGCATGATCGCGATCGTAAACTTAGACTTATTGTCTCCTGCTGCCTTCTGTAAAGCCGTATTTAATGTATCAGCCTGGACAACATTCTTTGCATTTCCATCTTTGTCGGTTGCTGTTACTGCTGTGATATCAGATGTATGTGTATCAACAAAGACTTTGTTTTCTTTTCCGGTCATTGCAAAGACACCTTCCAGAATCTTTACTAATGTTGTCTGATCCAGATCAGCTTTGTAATCGTTAACCTGTGCTGCAACATTGTCCATAAAGCTTACGCCACCTGTGACATCTTCTGAAAAGTCTCGTTCTGTCCACCCTTTCATACGACCAACTACAACGACACCTCTCTCAAATGTATCTGTGCTTTCAGACTTAAGATCTGTCTCACCATCATAGTTCTGTGCTGCTCCACCGATCAGACCATGCATTGGCAATACTGCATATACTGTTCCTGTCTGTGAACTGAACGTGTTTTTGATATCCTGATTACCTTTTAAGGCTCTGGACTTGATCAGCTCGTTCTTTTTTAAATTTGGGATCCTCTCTGTGTAGGCACCAAATGCCTGAGGATTGAATGATTTAGAATCAAATTTTTCTCCTGCCATTTCTTACTCCTTTATTTAAATCTCTGCTCCGGGATTCTGTTCCATATAGTCACAGAGTTCCGAATATGTCATTTCACTTGGTTTCTTTCCACCAATACCGCCGGAACCACCATTTGTTCCTTTAACGATCGTTGGTGCTGGTTCATCGCTCTCGAACAAGAAGCTGTTTTCTTCCTTGATCTGTGACAGCTGTTCGTCTAAACCAATGATCTTTCCATCGTTTAGTTTCAGTCCGTCCATATCAAGTAACGCTTTAACCGCTTTGCTGTTTCTGGCTTTCGCTCCTGTCAATGCTGCAGTTAACGCATAATCAAATTTCATTTCTGAAATCTGAGCATCTGCATCACTCTTTGCTTTCTCAGCTTTCGTTTTCCAGTCATCTGCTGCCTGCTTGATGCCGTCAATGTCCATGTCTTTAAACTTCTGAATCTCTGCATTTGCATCGTTTACCTGAGTTTCAAGACTTTCTGCTTTTAGCTTATAGCTGTCTCGCTCCTGAGTGATCTTCTCTGCTTTTTTCTGTTCTACAGCGATATCCTTTCCGTTTTCAGCCATGATCTTATCAATCACTTCCTGGGAAAGATTTAAACCTTTTAAAAAATCTGTTTTCATGTTACTATGCTCCTTTCGTATTAGGTTGTTTTAGGCGTGTAACCGACCGCCACGAACCGACTGTTTAAGGTCTGATCAGCTGACCAATGTTATTTCTTTGCATAAAAATAACACCCAGATCTCTCTGCGTGTCCTCTGCAGCTTAACCCTGCTGCGGGGAGATATTTGGATCACCGTCCTTTCTATTCTGTTGACTTCATGTTTCGCTGCTCCTTTCTTAAAAATTCGTATAAAAATACCACCTGACATTGATCAGATGGCGTTTAATCTAAATTAAGTTTTTCTTTACATGCATCACAATAAAATGATTTTGTTGTTTTTGGATTTCCAACTGGTACTAACTTTCCTTTTTTGCATAATGGACAAGTTGCTTCTTGCCCTTGTCTTACTTTTTTAATTGCTTCATCAACTTCATCCCAAAATCTCATATATAATCACCTCCACGGTAATTCTGGATACAATTCTTTTATTTCTTTAATTATACTTCTTAATTCATTTGCAGTCAATGTATTACGACGATACTTATGTTTTAACTCCTGAGCTCTGCAAACGCATTCTGACCACTGTGATCCACCAATATCATATCGATGATGTGTTATTTCATGAATCAATGTTTCAGCGGTTTTTTCAATTGTTTTTGTGTCTGATGCATAAATACGAATATTATCTTTCCATTGCTTTCCGTATAACTTATCTGGATTATCAACATGATATGCTAATTCTATATTAATTTCTGGATGATCAACAATATATTTCATTGTCTCTTTTCCAATGTCAGACTTATTCAAATTTCTCTGAACGCTCCAATGATTGATCAGATCCTTTTGTCCTAAATTAAAATCAGTTAATCGTTCTGTAAATTTAGATTCATTGACTTTTGTTTTTCTATTACTCCATACAGCTTTCTGTGCAACACTACGACCAAATCCAACGATATCTCCTGCTTTGTTCTTCACTGCATGGATCTGAACTCTGGCAGATTCATATCTTCTTCCTGTTTCTTTACAGAAAGCTTTCAATGCCGCTTCCTGTTTCTTTAATCTTACAGATTCTTCATTAAAGCGATTCTGTAAAGTATTTTTCAAAGCATTATCTTTCGCTTCACTGATCGCTGAATTATATCCAGCAAGTTTCCTCTTTGTCTCTCTGATCTGTCGTTCATGACCTCTCTGCATTTGACTTGCTTCATATTCAGTAAATTGCTTTCCATTGTATTCAACACTCTTTGCAGAATAATCATCTAACATCTCCTGCGTATATGCTGGTGTCGATATTCCTGGGAAGAACGCATGGAAGTTATGGCGGCAATTCCAACCACATAAACCTGGTCCTGTTCCATATCCTGTTGCTTCATAAAAGTTTTCATACTTCGGATCCGTTCCAGATAAACAAAAGACCTTTCCTTGCCATACGGCATGTTCCGGTCTTGCTCCTTCATGTGCAGTTGTTTCAACATAATCACAGTTCTGATCTTTTGCGTATTGCAAGTTCATTTCTGCTGCCGTCTGATTGACCCCCGTAAGCACTGCTCTTCGTACTGCGACATCTAATTTATCAATATGCTGTGATGGATATAAAACTTCTGTTCCTTGCACCGCTGCCTCTTTGATCGCATCCGCAATCGCTTTATCATAACTGAATGCTCCAGAACTAACTTTCATCTGTGCTCTATTACAAGCTTGTATGTAAGCTGACTGTGATCTTACTGCGGTTGTCATCGTGAGATTATCAAGTTCCTGGCATGTTTTTCTGATATTTGCTTGCAAGATTCTCTGCATTCCATTGGACTGATTTAACTTAATATCTTCTTTGCCTGCCTGTTTGTAATATACAGCCTCGTTCTTTAAGTTCCTAACACCTGCTTCTTCATACATTCTCTGAACTTCATGCTTTTGATATCCAGATACCTGACTTACTCGCTTGATCGTATCTTTATAAACAAGACCTGCATTCTGTAAAACTTCAGCCTGATGTTTTGTTGACTCTGATACATTTCTCATCTTTACGATTCTTTTTGCCATATCAGATATGATCGCTATTGTCAGAGTGTCAATGATGCCAAGTAACTGATCGGAGAACTTTTCCAAATACTTCGGATCAAGCATCTGTGATCACCTACTCTTCCTGAATATTAAAGCGGTCATCCTGTGCTGGCATCATTTTCAATGCTTCTTCCTCAGATACGCCATACTTGGCCGCAATGTATATTTCTTTTCGGATCAGTCCTGCAGTTGCATCCTGCTGCATACTCTGCAGTTCCTGTTCTTTGTCTATCACAATGGAGTCATCCCAATCAAAACTAATCTCATATTTCTTTCCGCCATTCAGATTGGCAAGTTGTGCGATCACATCCATTGCATAAACTAACTGCTCTAATGCTTTTTGCAGAGCTTTCTGAATATCAGATACAGTGCTGTATGATCGCTGTTTACTTGCCTTAATTTCTTCTGCAGTCTTATCGACTGTGTTTGGATCACTTAATGTTCCATAGGCGAGACCTACGTTAAACTCAATCCTGCGAAGAATTGTATTGAATCCATTGATAAGACTTTCGTCACGGATTGGCGGTGCAAACACTTTATACTGCTCGTGATCTTCGTCAAAATCCATCATTCTAAAGAGTCTTTCTTTTCCTTTTGGAAGATCAAATTCTCCGTTTTCTTTACGTTTAAATAACCCAATGTCTGCATCGATCGCTAATTCAGATCCCTCATATTCCCATAAGATTCTCGTCCATTGATAATCAGCTTCTTTGATATCATCGATTGCTCTGGAATACACAGATACTCCCAACGGAGATGAATCATCGACATTATTTGCATTTGGTATCTTGAAGTATGCGAATAACGGCTTTTTCACGTTTAAGATCGTGACAGCTTCTTCCAGATTTGCCCACTCTGGTACAGCACTAAGCGGTACTTCTTTTCCCAATACCTCAACATTATCAAGATCCTGTCTTACAAAAGCCTTATTCATAATGTGATATGTAGTGTTCTCATCATGCTGATGGTATTCCAATCTTGTATATACCTGTTTCCCGATCGTTACAGTTTCCATAAAGACCGCTGCGATAACTTCCCCTCTGGAATTAAATTTCGTTGGGAAGAAATGATCGGCTTGAACCATGTCAACCTCTATGTGTCCATCTGATACATAAGGCTTCATTGCAAGTCCACCTTTTGCACAGGCATATTCCGTATACGTTCGTATGTTATCAGTCACAGTTTGGTATTCATCGTTAAGAAACTTATTTCCTGTGATCTCTGTTTTTAATTCCAGTGTGACAAGTCTTGCAAATTCTCCGGCAATAGCTGCAGGTAACCCACAAAGCTTCAGCTCTTTTCTTTTCCAAGGCGGTTGATTTTTATACATTTTCGACCAGAGATCAATTTCTCTTGCCATCTTGTCCGATACGGCAACATCAACTCCGATCGCATCCCTGATATTTTCTTTTCCAAGCATTTTTCTTATCACCTGCCTTATTCGCTCAATAATTTCTTTTATCATTTAATCAACTCCATTTTCGTTCACGTCTTACGATCGTGTAAGCAAAATATCTCACTGCATCCATGCAATTGTGTATAATAAAACCACCACAAACACTAAAGTTGTGGTGGTTCTTGACTTCCATATTATATACATCTGCTTTTCCTATGGATTTAACACTTTTTATTTTTACATACTGGACAGTATTTTGTTTTTTGGTACTTATTGGCAACATATTCCTTGCCACATTTACAACAAATTTTAATAACATCATCAACTCCTGATTTTCGTCTCCATGCCGATTTGCATTTATTTGAGCAAAATCTTGATCTTGTTTGTGTGCTAACAAATTCTTTATTACAATACTCACAAACAAACTTTCTTGGAACTTTCATCTTCCCTTTCATTTGCTCATAATGCTTTTTGTGCCATTCGCTCCCGTCTTTGCTTTTGTGCCAATCTTTAGAAGCGGGAATAGCATTTTCTTTTAAGTTTTTTAACATATCATCATAATTGTTTCTTGCCTTCTCCTCTGCGTGTAATCGTGTATGTTTACTATTTGTCATCAATTCTAAATTTGAAATTTCGTTATTGCTTTTATCCTCATCTTTATGATGTACAGAATATCCATTTGGAATCTCACCATTTTCACATTCCCATATATATGCATGAAGCCTTCTGCGTTTTCCGTTTATTATTCTTGATGATAAATAGTACCCTGTCCGCTTGTCTTTTCTGAATTTATATCCATTATATAATGCCAAGTCTCCGTTTTCTAAATATTCTACCATTTAACGCACCTCCTGATATAAGATTATCATTTCTTTATTCTTATATCAAGTATCGAATCGTGTCCAGTTAGATCGTTTACTTTTTTCCAACCATTTTGAGTAAATATTAAATGATTGGCTGTTGCCTTGATCGTTCTTCCATCTTCCATCTCTATTTCAAATACTTCGACATTCTCCCTTGTCTTTCTCACATTATAGTATGTAGAAATTTCAGGTTTTCTTCGCCTTAAATTATAGCAATGTACTTTTCCTGTTTTACCAACAAGCTTTTCTATTGGAATCGGACCATCAATTGTATCAATAAGCGTATCACCAGTTATGCAATGATCATGCTGCTTCACTGGTTTATCTTCTCCACGTTCCAATGCCTTGTCATCCCAGATATAAGAACCGAACTCTTTGATTGTTTCTTTACAACATTCAGAGAACTGTAATACACTTAGATTTAACAGATTTCCGACAAATCGAATACCATCAAGTACATCATTCTTTGCTTTCTTAACCTTAAATCCTCGTTTCTTAAGTTCTGCGATAAAGGATGCTGCTGCCGGATCGACAATGATCGATTCAACATTAATTCCTTCCAGGAACTCTTCCATGTCATCCGCATATTCTCCGTCTGTCTTCTGCGTAGTCTCATCTCGGCCAGAATAGTAATATTCCTTTGTAGCAACCCACTGTCCCTTGTGATTCTTTTCCCACAGAAGATATACTGTCGCATTCTGTGTACCATAATCGACACTGACGTATTTACTGCCTACTACTGATTGCTGGTCTTTTACAACATGCTTTTCTGTATTGAACATATCGTAAATAATTCCCTCGGCTACGGCCCACAGACCTAGGATATAGCGCTTGTAAAACACTCCGGTATACATCGCCCGATATCTTGCTTTAATTCGCTCAGATAAGCTCAGGTTGTCGTCCATTGTGAAATGTAGATAGACAAGTTTCTTTTCGTCTGCACGATCAATCCAATTAGTCTTAAACCAGTGATAAGGTCCATCTGGGTTACAGTTAAACCAATATTTTGATCCATCAACAGAACAACGTCCTGTTGCCTGGTTAACAAAAGATTCAGGCATCAATGCAACTTCATCAAAAAAGACTCCTGCAAGTGTGATACCCTGTATCAAATCCTGTGATCGCTCATCCTTACCGCCAAAGATGTAAAAATAATTCTCTTTGCCACCTCTTCGGATAACAACTAAATTATCAGCTCTATGATCTTCAACGTGATACCCTCGACTCTTAAGCATAAGCTTTAACCAAAAGAGTACGTTTCTCCGGAAAGAACCGATCGTTTTCCCACACATACCAAAGTTCTGTCCGTTGAAGGTTTCCATTGCCCACATTGCAAAAGATAAGCACATAGAAACTGTCTTTCCCGATCGGATTGCTCCATCTGCTATGATTCCATCCTGATCATGCACTGGAGAATTTGGCAGCCACCAGGTAAGTATCTTCTTCTGCTTCTTGGAGAATGATCGAAACTTAAATACCGCTTTCTTTACTCTTCCCATACTTCGGACACCTCAGCTTTTAGCGCATCAATGAATCCATCATCTTCTGTCTCTTCTTCGGATGTTCCGGACATGATCGCTGTCTTAGCTCTGATCTGTTCAATCTTAGCTTTCTGTTCAGCTGTAGCAATGTCCATATGGTCTGCAAGCCATTGCAAAGCTTTCATCTTATCAACCAGCTTAATACTCGCTCCGTCTTTTCCTTGCTTCACTTCCGTGATCAGCGTTCCATCAACATCTTCAGATTGTTTGAATTTCACAGTATTGACTTCTTTTTCGAGAACTTCTTTTTCTCCAGTTTCTTTGTTTTCTACCATTACTGGACCAAAAGCACCCATAACTTGAATATTTTCTCGCCCAAACGATACATAATCTGTTACATCCGCAAATGCAATGTCCATGAACTTTTGAAAGATATCTTCCTGCTTTAGCAATTCTCTGTTCATATGATTCTGCTTTAGCTGTTCAATCTCTTTTCTGATCACTTGATTCTTCATAAGCCTGCTTCCTAATACGGCAGCAGATGCATAAGTACATCCTGGATAAGCTTTCATGTAAGCTTTCGTGTAATTAAACATCCTAGATTGATACAAACAAAAAAGCTGCTGCTGATCGGTAAGTTCATCGTTAATTACAACTTGACTTACATCCTCTGCAACGGCTTCTTTTTTGTGTGCACCCTTTTTATTTTGTGTGCACCCCTTTTGGATGCATCCTGTCTTTTTATTCCTCGACCATGCGTATCGTTTCTTCCACGATTTCACAGTATTTATCGAGACTCCATACTTTGCAGCAATGTCTTTATACTTCATTCCGGCCACATAATCGGATTCTGCCAATATGTAGTTTTTTTCTTCATTCACACATTACCGCCCTCCTTCTTCAGGTACTCACATAGTCTTTCACATTTCTGAGCATCACTGCATCGAATTGTTGTATCCACTTTACAACCAGTCCCTACATATCCTCTGCTCATAACCTGTGTTTCTGGTTTGAACTCTTCACAGTTCTGGCAGTAATCTTCTACTTGTAATCTGATCATATGTTTTCCCTCCTATATTTCAAATGGACCTCCAGGGACTCGAACCCTGGACCGATCGGTTATGAGCCGACTGCTCTGACCAACTGAGCTAGAGGTCCTTATGCCGGATTGCTCCGGCTTTTATTCTTCTGTGTGGCATGTATTTGTCAGCTTCTTATACACGTCCTCATATAGTTCCTGTTTGTCTCCGTTGTACGTGTATTCTGCGTAGATACCGTCACCACTGATTGTGGTGGATGCAAGGCATTTGTAATTCTGTAAGGTCTTGCAAGACCAAACTACAAATACATTACTCAGATCAATGTCAATCTCCGGTCTATTCTTGTGATACCATTCCACTAGTTTCTTCTTACAAACACTCTGGAAGTGATTCATTCCTGTAATAATCATGTTTAATATCTCCTTATTCTGCAAACATCCAATCTTCTGCCAACATATCTGCCTGGCTTGCTAACCATCCCATTTGTACGCCAGACGTACCAATAAAAGCGATTGCTTTGTTTCCAATTGCTTCGTGATCACAATTAACAATTGCTCCATCTGTTGCTTTATATGAAATTCCTGTTGCAAGCTGAATAAACTGGTTCTTTCCGTTCCAACCTATTCTTTTAACTTTAAGGCCACGTTTCAGATATTTAACAGCATCCCCAAAGCTAAATGTAGCCACTCCACCAAGCACAGGACAGTTCTCTGGATTTGCCACAATCCATTCATTGGATAAGATGTTAGAAAGTGTGTACTCAACTCTCTGTGTCTCTCTAATATCAAGTAGATCTCCCTGTCCTTTGTCAGTGTCTTTCGGTCTGCACTGCATCATAACCGTTTCTTTCTCTGCATCCCAGTACCAGTATCCGCCCCAGGATGGGAGCTTTACCTTGTGTCCTTTTTTCATTAATTCAAATGCATCTTTAAAATTCATATCTCTTTCCTTTCTAAATTTAGACATAAAAAGACTCGGGGATCCGAAGATTACCCGAGTTCATTCATAAGTAAAAAGAAGAGGACTAATTATGAATATTCATTCATCATTTTTCCTTAGCTTATATATTAAACCTTTTTCCTACGACAGTGAGCGACATTTATTCATTTTCTGCAAAAAATCTTTCATTTCTCTTCTGCAGATTCTTTTCATTGTACGCAATCTTTCTTTTAGGATGCATGGCATTCATCCTGTGCGCTACCTGTGTCCATGTCATTCCATCAATATAATACAGTCGGAAAATAGTTCTCAATTCGCTCTTCTCAATGCTGTTTATGTATTCTTCTGCCTGATTCATAAGCTCCAGAAGTTCATTCTCTTTTTCAATCAACATAGCTTTTCGTTTATTGAGCAGCAGTTTCTTTCTGCTAAGTTCTGGTACTGGCATACCTTCCACCACAAAATGTTGTATTCCACCCATACCGCCGCTTACTGTGTCTTTTACCGTTCCTTCTTCTGCAATTCTTAAGATCTGCTTTTCAGTCTCTGTGATTCTTCTCCTTAAATCTTTAATTTCTTCTTTCATGTCACAATATTGGATCAGTACGTTCTTGTCCACGTTCTCCCCTCCTGTTACGATTTATTATCTGCTGCCTTATCCGGTCTGTCATTGCCTGATACTCTTGCTTGTATTGCACCAGATCGGTACAAATGCCCATGCAGATTATCTCTGCACAGGCTTTGCATGGATCAATCATATCTGCCTACCGCTCTTTCTTTTCATCTGGCGGTTTCTTATGATCGCTTTTCTTGCATTTGAGTAATAAGGCCGTGATTCTTTCTCTCTTCTTCTTAATTCCTGTTCCTTTGCCTTCCAGGAAAGATACTTCTCACATCCTGTCTGACAAGCAACTCTCTTTGATCCGTGTGATCTATCTTTACAATTTAGGCACGGACAATCTCTATATGCCATTTATGTATCAACTCCTTATAATTTAGTTAACGGGCATTCCGTACATGGACTGTTATCTGCAAATAAATCTTCTCTATCATTTACAATAGTTGGATACTTGCAATAATCATCACACATCTCCTGCTTCACTTCTTCCAAGATGTCAGTTACTGTCTTCACTCTCTCATGATCCTCTTTCACGACACCTGTAAGATTCTCTGTTATTGTCATAACTCATCCCTCTCTTTCGCTGCAGCACAGAGTGACATCACTGCCACTCCTGCTACTGCTCCGATAAATAATCCGCTCAAAAATCCAATGATCATATTCTCTTCTCCTTAACTTTCTTTAACAATTACTTGATCTTAATGACTCTCTGTCCTCTGTCGTACTGATTAAGTATCTGTTCTAATATGTTTTCTGCTTCTTCCCTTGTCTTGCAGGTCTTAACAGTTTCATCTGTTTCTTCTGTCATCTCACATTTAACAAGGTATTCCTTTTCCCCTTCTTTGTACTGATGCTCATATATCCATATACTTCTGACATATCGCATATTCACAATCGTTTTATCTTCGACTTGTATCAGCATAATTCTTCACTGTCTCCTTCCCTTTTTAACAAAAATGAAATTCCAACTGCTCCGGCTCTGGTTCCCACTTATCTTCCCATCTCACTCCGATGTAATCTAAGACACGTCCCCATCCGAATCTTTCTCCTGTTTCTGGATCTACACAACATCGATACATCCAGAACTCCCATTCTTTTTCATTACGATCTCTCAACATATCAAATCGATGTGGTCTTTTCTCGAGATGAACTCCGAATCCACACATCGAGCATCCTGTCCTTTGTGCTTTTGTCGTATACAGCGTTCCGTCTGCTTTCTTTGCGATCTCTCCATAGATTTCTGGTACTGGTACATCAAGATCTAATGCAAGTTGTAGCAGATCCTGTCGTAAAAATGGTGCAAATGGTGCTGATCGGATCACTGATTTTCCAAAGTAATTACATCCATGCTCTACTAATGCTTCTTCTCTCTGTCCACCTTCGCTTGCCATAAGTCCCAGGAACGGCGCACTGTTGTTTTCTTTTGCGTATATCTCACATGGCTTTTCTTTCATGTATAAACAACACTTATTACTTACTTTGAAGGGTGCGATCTGATAATTCACACCCTCATTCTCGTTTTCGTATCCTGCGAACAGCTGCAACCACTTCCTCGGTAGCTTCATCCGGCTATTCTTTGCAAAATGTCCTTGTGCTCCACATTCTCCAGTTATGATCGCGTGCCTGACCGTCTTATTGCGATCTGTTGGATTCTGTAACGTGTCAATTCGTCCTGCAATCTTCTTGCTGATCACCGGAAATCCAAACTCTTGTAAGATTTCTGTCTTTGGTTTTCCTGGTCGAAGCGAAATCACTCCAAGCTGCTTATGTACTTTGATAATACTTTTATCTTCCAGGGATGATACTGACACTGCAGGTACATTGATCCCCCTACTTCTTAAAAACATCAAAAGCACGATGCTATCCAAACCACCTACACTTACATGTGCATTCATTCCTCTGTGATCAAGCTCTTGTATAAACTCTCTTGCTCTTAATTCTGCTCTTCTTACTTTCACTTCGTATGGCAGATTTTGCTGTGTCGTAAAGATGGCTTTTTGTCGTTTCTTTTGTTCTTTCCAGTCATCGCTCATCTGCTTTTTTCTCCTTCTCGCAATAAATGCAGCTCTTATCACACTTGATCCGAACCCTTAGCTTCTGTTGCTTGTCCGGACACAGCTTCATGTCCTTAATTGACTTGCCTGTGATCTCACAGATGTAGCCTTTAAATTCTTTCTTGTTTACCATTATTTTCTCCTCCATGCCATCACTACATCGTTCTTTCTAAGATCTAATTTAATGCTGTTTTCTTCTCTGACCTGCTCGATCATATCGATCCATGTCACATTTCCTGTTTCTAAACACTCTGTTTTGTCATTGAATCTTTTCTTGAATCGATCTAATCTCTTAGTTCCGAAATCAAATTCATCTTTCAAGACTATAAGACTCATGATCAATACAGTATCTAAAATCTGTAGCGTTGCATCTTTAAAATCCTGATCAAGTTCTCTTGGATCTATTAGCGTTCGAAGTCCTGCAAGATTTCTCTGTCTTGTTACTCTCTGTAGCTCTTCTAATCCTTTTTCTTTTGCTATTTTGTCACAGAACGCAATTCCTTCATTTCTGCCCTGCATTATATAATCTTGTTTACTCATACTATCTACCTATCTCAGACAGCTTAACTTTCTACCTGAAACAGCTTATACTGATCACTTTCTCCTTATTCTTTGCTTGATCATATAAACTGCTGTGATTCTTCGTTTCGTGATTTGTTGAAAAATTGTAATACCAAATCTAGTTTGTGAAAAATAAAAATACAAAAAACCTGAAAAATATGTTTACGTTTGCTTGCTTCGTTAATAGTTACTTGAAGAATCTTAATCAGATAGAAAATTAAGCCGTCTGATCATACTCCTTTACTTATGATATCCGGCACAATTGCCTACATAATGCCACTGCAAACCTTCGTGTTTTGTCTCGCCCCCCCCTGTTATCTCAGGGTAGAAACGCTTATACCACCTCATCAATGTCTTATGATCGATGCCTGATGTTCTGCTGATCTCATTTGTGGACATACCATGTTGGATCCATAACTGTACAACACGTCTTTTAAATCCTTTGCTGTAATCTGCCATCAGTTCTCCTTTCTGCCCACTGCCTTAGGCAGCAGGCTCATGGCTTATACTGGCTGTTTCTTATGCGGTTAATAGTTACTGTGGTATATAATTCAGTCCATCCGGCTGATCTCTGTCCGTATATGTGATCATCTTTTTACGTCCTGTCGCTTAAGATCATCCCGAAACCCACAACTACTACGACTATTACTACGACTTTTAACAACAATCTTAGGTTGTTGGTTACTACGGACAGAGATCAACCGGATGCCTTTGTTTTTTCACTTAGCTTGCAGCAAGCAACTTATTAATAAAATACTGCTGCCCTTTACCAGTAACCTTTGTAGTCTTACTGATTTTTGTCGATCCGTTTGGATTGTTGATTACCGTTTCTTTGATCTCAAACAAATCCATATCCATTGCTTTCTGCGTTGGCATATTCCAGTCTGATCCTTTTCTCTTGATCAGATAGCCATTATTTCTTAGCCATTCAAATAATTTATTCTGTCCAGTCTGAACTCCATTCTGTCTAAGAATTTTTGCCAGTTCTCCGATCAGAATAGATGTGTCACTTGCTGTTACTGCATCTGCAAAAATTTCTTTTGGCTTCATTCTTTCATTGTCTTCAATTAAGATTGCATTATCAGATTTTAATTTATCAATTGTCTTATCTGCCATCTTCAAAGCTCTTGCAAATACTTGCTCTGGACTATTCCAAGCTCTTTCAAGATTAATAAGATAATCTCTAACCTCTTTTCCTTTTTCTGTCCTAGACATCATAGCCAAATGTTTTGCCATTATCATTGTTATTTGATAATCTTCTAGTTCCCTAACAGCTCCATTATTAACAACTGTATTTGATGTACATTTGTTATAATCCTCACCTTCAACAAATAGTCTCTTATTATTTTCAAACCATCTGCTAAATCTGGATTGAATGTTCAATGCTTTATGCAAATCCCTTGCTGATACTGTTGGTTCTTCTGTATCGTAGTTAACAGGAATTAAATTATCCATACGTTATGTCACCTCCTAATTGTTTCTTTAATAACTGTCTTTCCAGATTCTCATAATCACAATCTTTGACTTCTCGCTGTGTAAAATTGTGTATAGTTTCTTCTTTCTTTGGTTTCGGTGTTGATTTCTTCCGTTTCTTTGATGTAGGGAAGAAACTCTTATATCCTCCACCAAATGCTTTTCTTACAATGCCCAACTTATCAGAATCATTCTCAGCCAGAGAATCTAGTTCTTCTTTCAAGGCATTGATCTGTTCTGCAGATAATGTTGGTCCAGTATGATTCCTCATATCAAGGTAAAGACAGAACTCTCTGTTCAGATCTGGATTGCTATAATAATATTTACTTTCCTTTCCTTTACTTTCCTTTAGGGATTCTTCTCGGGAATTATCGTTATTTTTCTTGGAATTATCCGTATTCTTCTCAGAATTATCTTCAAAATGGGTAACTTTAATAAAAGGTTCTGTTTCTTCTTCATTTAAAAGCCAGAACCTGTCGACTTTTATTGGATTCTTCTTAGCTCTTGTTTTTACTGCTAACTGGAATCTCTTCTGTATTCCGGCAGAAGTCAAGACAGCGTCCGACTGGAAAAGCTGTTTATCAAACATCGACCGTTCCAATAAGAATGTCAAGACTTGCTTCACCTTATCACTATTCATGTTCAGATCATCTGACACGATATAGTAAAAATCATCATCTACAATGATGTAATATCCATTTCTATATATTTCACAAAGAAGATAAATGAAAATTGTGATCCCGTCTGCTCCATATCTGGATTTCAAGATCTTTATCTTCCTGTCCGAAAAGAAATCGCAATCCAAAGAAAAATAATCGATGCCTTGTTTTTTCTGTCTGGCCAAAACGATTCTCCTTTTCTTATTTGATTTCTTCTATCTCTACTTCAACTCGTGGGTCCTCTGCATAATGCTTTTCCATATGCAGCGTTACAACCTGCGTATCATCCCTGTATGCTAGTTTATTCAAAGCATCAAGAATACTTTTTGCAATGTTATCAATGTCTGGTTTCTTCGTTGGAAACATAAGATCTTCCAACATCTGTTGTTTCTTTTTCTTGCTTGTACTCTTAACGATCGGATAATAAGCCATGATCGTTACTTTTAAAGGCTGTCCGTCATTAAAAATGATGTTGTTTGATTCCTGCCTGTAACAGCACTTGATCAGATTCTCATATAACATAGTACCTTCTGGTGTATATGAGAATGTTCCACCTTTTTTACTACGGACAGTTCTCGCCCTGGCTTTTCCTTTCGGTGCACCAGGGACTGTAAATCTAACTGTCTCCATAACTGTTACCCGATGATCGTGATCACTTTTGACAGTTCTTCCGGTAAATTCTCTGTTAAATATTTCTTGATAGCATCTACAGCTTCATACTTCCAAAGGCCACCATCAGCTTCTACCAATTTAAACATTGGCTGCCCATCAGAACCTTCTCTGATTCGAAAGATAAACTTGCTTTCTGGCTGTTCTACTTCCAGGAAGGTACGATATGGGCGAAGTGTTACTGGATTTGGTACAATCACATCCTCTTTTCCTGCAATACCTTTTGTGATCGTAGCTTTCTGGCTGACTCCATCATCTCCATAGTTGGCCACTGTTTTATTTTCTACGTTTCCGGCAACTGAAAGAATCAGTTCTGTTTCATCACTCTGTTTAAAGGCAGTCTGCATATTAATTACAAACGCTTCCTGATCATAGTAGTGATCGAAATCAAATCCATTTGGATTTGTATCTACGCGGAATAATTCTTCTCGATTTCTTTCCTGTGTAAGACCAGATAGTAATCTTACTCTTGTTGGAGATTCTACGTGAATGATCATAGATTCTCTTAGCTCTTCACTCTTTCCACTGATATAATCGATCAGAGAATTAAGACTTGTAGCTGTCAATGGTTCTGCAAACTCTTCTCTGTCATATCGTGACATTGATTTATCGCAATAAGTCTTTCTTGCGATTTTTACAACGTGTGGCTCTCTTGCACTGTCTGTCAATTCTTCGATCTTTTCGATTGCTTCTCTTAAAAATGTATTATCCATTGTTATGTATCCTCCTGTTTTATGCCTGTTTTGCTTTTCTTAAATCAATCACTTTGTTACTTGGTTCGTAGATCTCTCCAGTATCCGGATCAAAAGCTTTCGGTGTTTCATCTTCTTCCTGGTCGATCACATCATCAACATTCATCTGACCAGGAATCTGGTTAAAGATTTCAACCGCTTCAACCTCTCCGGTGCGAAGATCTCTGCCCATACTCAGTGCTGTTGTAGCTCCAAGTTCTGGTGCAAGACTTAACTTCGTTTCAACTGTAGTTGATACAAAATTTCTCTCATCGTTTGGACGAAGAGAGATTGATACATTAATCTTTCTTACCTTCTGTGCATCTGTGTTGGGATCCTGAATGTTTTCAGTGACTTTTTCTAAAGCCTTATTGAGCTGTACTGAAAGCTTCCCTCCTGCAAACTCCTCTAAATTAAAATGTTTCATTGTGTCTCCTTTCTTTTATTTAAAGAACTGCTGTGGTTCTTCTTTTGTTGTTTCTTCCTGCGGTTCCTGTTTCTCTGGTTCTGTCGTTTCCTCTACTGCTTCCTGCAGATCCTGATCTGCTACAATATTTTCTTCTGAAACTGTATCTACATAATCTTTTGTTCCATCTTCATGGATCACCGCCATATCAGATTCCATTGCATTCTGCATATCAATGCTCATGATTCCCCATTTACTGATCAGCTGGCGAAGCATTGTCTTATAAGCCATTCCATCAAAATCTTTCTCCCAGAATGTATATCCTTTTTTTGCTGCATACCCTTTGGAATACTTTAATGCATGTGCTTCCATTTTCTTTTTGGACCAGTACATAGCTTTTCGGAAACCGTTTGTATATTCAAACATTGCATAGTATCCGATCGTCTTTGCTTCTTCCCTTACTTCCTCATCATCGATCAGATTTACTTCGATTTCTTCATTCAGTGGATCAAATCGAACCAATTCCCCATCCTTAATTGCCAGAACGTTTAGTTTTTTGTACTGCCCTGAGCGGATTGCTAACTGAATGTATCCTTTATAACCAAGCTGAAACTGTGCTTCTTTACATCCTTTTTTGTTGTTTCTGAATGGAACCATGTAATACTGTCCAAGCTGTGGTGATGGAGAGAGTTTTAAAGACTCTCCAAGTAGTGCAGCGCTTAAGATTGATGGATTTGTACATTCCTGTAAATCTGAATTAACCTGTACTGCAGATACAATAGAAGCAATGAAACGATCTCCGTTTTTACCACCGACTACATTATTAATCTGATTTTTTACAGCATCATTTGTAAGATATGCCGTTAATCCTGTTTTTTGCTGTCTGTTTGCTAAACTGTTTCCAACTGCCATTTTATAATTCCTCCTTTGGATCTATGATTTTAAATTCTTCACATACTTTTTGTACTAGACTGAGTCTTGCGTTAACTTCTTTAAAGTTATGTTCTTTCACAGTACATCGGAATGTGATCGTTGATATTTTTTCTTCTGTATTCACTGGCTTCTGTGCTTTTACTGGCTTTTCTGTGCTTTTACCTGCAAATACTACTTTCTTTGCTTCTTCTTGTGATCGTTGTTTTCTTTGTTCCTCTTCCTCTTTTAGTTGTTCTTCATATATTGCTTTCTGCTTTGCTGTCTCTTCTAATTTTTGTTTTTTGTTAATCGCTGCAGTGAGATCAAAGTTCTTTAGATACTCTTCTTTCATCTCATAAGCAAAGGAACTCGTGTCTGCATTGATCACAAATAAATCATTGTCAACCTTGTCACGAATTTCTGTGATTTCCTTTGTGATCGATTTAAACGTTGTTGATACATTCAGCCAGGATTCTTTAAAAATTTTGTCAAACGTTACTACATCAGCAAGTCCACCGATTGTTTTTGCATAGATTTCTTTGACCTTTTCAAGTTTTTCCTGTCTTGTTGCTTCTTCATATCCTTTGATCTGCGTATCAATATTTGCAATCGCTTTATTAACAATACCAACCAGTTCTTTCTCTTGTTTCTCGAATGCTGAATATGGTTCTGTAATCTGTTTTTTAATTTCTTTTCGCTTGCTCTCTAAAGCTTCCACAAATTTATTAAGATTTGCACGATCTTTTTTGGCATCTTTTACCTGATCTGCTGTATAAACCAGATTCATGTAATCATTCGCTTTTCCCTGGATCTCTGTTTTTAACTCTTCATAGTTCCAGTCAATCTCTTTCAGAAATCCCTCTTCCTGCGGATTGTATATCTTAAGTTCCATGCATTTCTCCTTTTAAATTTCTGGAAGAATCAAGTTCGGTTGCTGTCTTTTTAAAACTTTCTGCCAGAACTCTTCTTCCGCTTGTTTTAATATCTCAATATCTTCTTCTACATCTGATCGCTCAATATGATAATCTTTTGTTTGTAGCCTGATTTGACCCTGCCATACTGATTTAAGTTGTGCTCTCAGTCCAACAAACTCATATTCAGTAACCAACAGATAATGCAACACCTGTATGTAATAGTTGTCCGGAATCTGATCTCTCCATTTTTCACGCTGCATACTTTGCAGGATATTAGTTGTCTTGATTTCTAAGATTCCTTTGCGACCATCCTGATCGGTTAGTTCTCCGTCCAAAGATGCATGTGCCCATGGATACTTTTCATTCCGGATCATGTTGTCTCCGAAGTACTCAACCTTGTACTCTGGATGGTCAAGTGCGAACAGCGATCTAAGCAACGGCTCCGCATCATGTCCATACCTTACATAATCTTCTCCGGAGATATCTGCAGGTACTCTCTGTCCTATTTTTTCTAAGTATAGATCAACGTTAGTTTTATAAGGGCTAAGACCTAACACTGCAGATGCATCAGATCCACCAATCCCATGCCTTGCATTTAACCAGGAATCAAAGGAATCGAACTGGATCCGTTTGATTCCTTTGCTAATCTCAATCTCCTGCATCTTTAAACCTCTTTCCCAATTCTTCTAATTTAGGAAAGACAAGATCAAACTGCTCTTCTGACATTTCGCAAAACTCAATTCCTGCATTTCCATACTTTTCTCCAATAATCAAGGCATTACCAAGAATCGGGTATCCATGGCGATCTGTCTCATACAGCCATGAAGCTATCTTATTTAATTTGGTTTCATCACAATGAAAATAAAATTCTTCATCAACCAACATACTTACTTTTGATCCCGGAACATTTTTGACCTCAATTCCTGCACCGATCTCTGTATATAATCTCTTGGGCTGTACATGTTCAATTAGCTCACATCTGTTTCCGATGTGTTCTTTCAACTTTTTCCATGATTTAAGTCCCACGTCTGGATATTCCAGCTCTTTTACCTCATTATCAGTTGTGATCAGAATCATCTTTCCCATTGTCATTTCCTCTTCTTTCTTCTAATAATCCCATCAATTTTTCTTTAAGATACCCTGCTTCGAACATGCAGTTCGGATTGTCGAGAAACAGCATTGTACTGTAATCAGGTCGCTGTTCTGCACTAAAGCCATTTTCCCAGATCTTAACACTTAGCACTGCGGTGGCTCCATGATATTCAACGTATACGCACGGAACACCTGGCTCTCGCCAATCTATCCAGTCTATAGTTCCGTCTGTCATTTCTTGCAGTCGCAAAGATAGATCAAAGATCTCAGTTGCTGTTTTTCTGATTTCACTTTTCTTCTGATCTGTGTTATACTGTTCTTGTTTATTTAACTGTGTGCCTAATGGAGTTGCCGCTCCGTGGGCACTTTTTTCTTTCTCATTTATCAAATTTCTTCACTCCTTCCTCATAGATTACTGCTGTGATCAAACACACCGCAGCTAACTCTTTAAAGATTCCACTCGCGATCAGCACTGCTGCCGTGCAGATCATTGCTTTTGTTTCACTTTTCATCTCATGCTCCTTTCTCTGGTTGATACAAAATACCAGTTACTTCCCAGAACAGCTTTGGACTGATATAATAATTTGTCCTGCTCTTTCCAGATTTTCTAAATGCGTATCCAATCGGAAGCCATCCGGCTTCAATGCCTGCCCTTATGAAGCAAGCATCTTTTCCCATCTTCTCTGCTGCATATGCTATTGGTACATTTCCCTCTGGAAACTGTTCTGGTGCATTTGCGTATGCTGCTAAGATTCTTAGATCTTGTCTTCTGCTCATGTCTTTCACCTACCTTTCTTCAGATGGCTTAATTCCCTGCCCGACGATTGAGTGCTATTTTTAATAATTAACCAATTTTATGGAGGAGTTTTGGGGTCGTATGCATCGGACAGAGGATTAAGCCATCTGTATTATTCTGTTGTCTTTCTTTCATATATCTCCTATACTTAATTCACAGGGCACTGGCATGTCTGAGTCTTAAGAGAGGAGTATTCTTAGTGGAAAATTTGTTATTTAAACTTACCGAATATCAATATGAAATTCTAATGGCAATATTAGAACGCCCTAGACAAAATCCTGGTGATTTCTTTTTTGATTTTCCGTCTATTGATGGATATGTAGAAATGTTTTTGAAAGCAAAACTTGTATCCATAAACGAATCTGATGAGCTTTCTATCACTGAACTAGGACGTGCTCATTTGGCTGAATTTGAACTTCAACAAAAAATAGAAAAAGAACGAGAAGCACAGCATCAACAGCAAATAGATGCCATTACATCTATTGCAGAAACTGCCAAACAAAATGCAATATCTGCTGAATCAGATTCAAAACTTTCTAAAATTATTTCTATTCTTTCTTTGATTGTTGCAATAGCATCTGTCATAGTAGACATTGTTTAAAAATAATGATACTAAGACCCAATACGATCACAGCCATTCCCTGCAATATAACAACCCTTTGCAGGGATGCTATTCTTTGTGACTGATATTCCTGCTTTTCTTTTTGTTTAGCAAGTATAGAGTAAATCGCCCATCTTATTTCTTTTCCAGTTGTTCCATTCAAAATAGTTTTAAACTCATCTTTTTTGTTTTCATCATTTTTCTCATTAATGAAATCATCTACAAATCTTTGAATGTCTTTTTCCGATTCATCATCGTTATATGTTTTTTCTATACGTCCTCACCTCCTGATTATTTAGTTTCGTTTTTGTAGATTTACTAATGAGCGCAAGCTCGGAAGTTTGCTAAGTCACTAAACGTGACATTTTTCATCAAAAAAAATTTCCTGTACACTTTTGTCGTAATATGAAGCTAATTTAACTTTAACAACATCACGAGGAATGCGTTCTCCATTTTCATACATTGATATAGCAGATACACTTATGCCAACAGCATCGGCAACAGTTTCTCTCGAGATGTTTCCTCTTAACTCTCTTAGTCGACACCCAATTTCTTTGGCATCCAACATTTTCTCACTTCCTTTCTTTATTGTCTTACCTTTGCTTCAACTATATATTATCATATGTCACGTATTGTGTCAACACTTTTTGTGACATTTCTATTTACTTTTTTCACGTTACGTGATATTCTTATATCAACAAATACAATATATAAGGAAGGTGATTTATAAAGTGGGAAATTTTCAAAATATATTAAAATCGTTGCGAACTTCTCATAGTTTAACTCAAGATGCTCTCGCAAAAAAATTAAAAATTTCCAGAAGTACTATCGGAATGTATGAAAGCGGAGCTCGTGAACCAGATTTTGAAACATTAGAATTGATTGCTGATTTCTTCAATGTCGATATCGATTATTTATTAGGAAGAACGCTTAAAACTACTTATATTCCATTTGCTGAAAACCAACCAGAGCTCAACAAAAGAGACTCAAAACAAATAGAAGAAATCCTACAGCAGACCAAAGATAAACTAACATCCCAAGAAGGATTAATGTTTGATGGCGATCCTGCTTCTCCAGAAGCAATCGAATCTATTCTAAGTGCAATGGAAATTGGGATGGAGATGGCAAAGAAAAAGAACAAGGAAAAATACACACCTAAAAAATATAAAAAGGACTGATGTGAATGGACATAAAAAAGATTGTAAATTCGCTTGTCAAGAAACATAAAACAAGAAACCCCTTTGAGATCATCAAGGGACTAAATGTTATCCTTGTGCCAGTGCCACTTGAAGGTGTCAGAGGATTTTATCAATATTTTCAAAGAAACAACATTATTTATATTGATGATTCTCTTCCAGAACATGAACAGATTCTTGTTTGTGCTCATGAGTTAGGTCATATGTTACTGCATAAAAAGGCTAATGCCCTCTTCATGGATACCTATACCGGATTCAATACGACGAAATATGAAAAAGAAGCTGATCTGTTTGCTATGGAACTTCTGGTGCCGGATCAAGTATTTTTAGAGTACCAGGAATTTACTACAGATCAGATCGCACATGCACTTGGATACAATGAAGAATTGATCAAATTAAGATTAAAATAGCGATGACCTACTGCAATAAGCCACCGCTACCTCTAGTGTACAAAATATGTAAACTATACAAATTGATTATAACATATTTTTATAGCAGGAGGAAAATTTATGAAAAAAAGATTTATAGCATTAGGGGTAATATTATCACTAATTTGTATTTTTTTAATTGCTTGTACATCAAAAAAGGATGATACAGCTGATGATCCATATAAAGATTTCGAGCAAGCAGAAAGTTCGTATGGGATAAAATATAAAATTCCAAAATCATGGATCGCTGTCGATTCCAACTCAGATGATACATCCCTTTACTATAAGAATGAGCTCGGAGATAATGATGGATTATTGAGTGTAGTCTATCATAAATTCAATGGTAATGTACTGGATTCTAAAAATGTTGAAAGGGTAAAGGATAGTATTAAAAAATCTCAAGATTATAAAGATGATTTAAAAGGCGAATATGCACAAGTAAATAGTATTGATGTAGAGAAGTTATATTATAATAAATCTATTGATGGAAAAACTTATAAAAATGAAATGCTCGTATTCCCTGTAAAAAGCGGATATTTTGTAGTTTGTGCAATGAGCTCGCCCGAAAATGATTATTCTTCGGAGTTTGATAAGATCTTTGAATCTATAGAAATCACATCTGCTTATGATGCAACTGAAGCAACTACAGAAGAACCAACAACCACAGAGGTTACAACTGAAGCAACTACAGAAAAAACTACAGAGGTTTACGCTCCTACAACGGGAGAAGAAAATGCTCTAAATAAAGCTTTCGACTATCTTGATTATGATGCATTTTCTAAGTCTGGATTAATAAAACAGCTTAAATATGAGGGATTTACAACTAAAGAAGCCAAATATGCTGCAAATAATTGCAACGCTAATTGGAAAGATCAGGCCTACAAAAAAGCAACATCTTATTTAGAAAGTCAATCTTTTTCAAAATCTGGGCTCATAAAACAATTGGAATACGAAGGATTTACCAATAGTCAAGCTAAATACGGAGCAAATAAAGCCTATAAATAACAAAAAAACCGCCCAGCTACCAACTGGACGGAAATTCAGAAACCTATCAATACAGTGTATGATATGCTCCTACCTGAACAATAGAATTATATCATACACTCCCGATTTTTACAAATTGATGAGGGTGTATTTTTTGTACCCTTTTTTAGAGAAAGGAATGATGATAATGGCACTGATCAAATGTCCAGAATGCGATCTGCAGGTAAGCGATCACGCAATTGCTTGCCCTCACTGCGGATATCCTTTACAAACAACTGCTGCAAAAAAGCAACGAACTAAACAACGTAGACGAAAAAAACTTCCAAACGGCTTTGGCCAGATATCTGAAATCAAAACTGGTAATCTATACAAACCTTTCCGTGCAATGGTTACTGTTGGAAAAGACTTTTACGGCAGACCAATTCGTAAACTGCTCAAACCCGTTGCATTCTTCAAGACTTATAATGAGGCTTATGCTGCATTAGTCGAATACAATAAAAATCCTTACGATTTAGATGACGATCTGACTGTTGAAGAGCTGTATGAAAAATGGACTGAGGAATACTTTAAGACTTTATCCAATCCATCTAGCGAAAGAACGATCAAATCAGCTTGGAACTACTGCTCTTCCATTTACAAAATGCGTGCCAAAGATTTACGTCCGCGACACATTAAAGGCTGTATGGAAGAAGGTACATACGAAGTCGATGGAAAAGAAAAACATCCTTCTCCTACCACCAAAACAAAGATCAAGTCCCTGTTCAATTTAATGCTTGATTATGCAAATGAAAATGATGTTGTTGACAAAAACTATGCACGAACTTTCAAATTATCCGATAATATTATTAAGGACGTTGAGGAAGAAAAGAAAGATCATATTGATTTCACAGATGAGGAAATGCTGAAATTATGGAATAACTTATATAATGTGGATTATGTGGATGTATTGCTGATCCAGTGCTACTCCGGTTGGCGACCACAGGAATTAGGCTTGTTAAAGATGGGGAATGTTGATTTAGAGAATTGGTTTATTACTGGAGGTATGAAAACCGATGCCGGAAAAAATCGTGTAGTTCCGATTCATCCAAAGATTCGGAGTTTGGTAAAGTACCGTTACCAGGAAGCTCAAAAATTAGGAAGCGAATACTTGATCAATTGCACTGACACTAAAACTCATCGATCTAGTTTGAAACTTACATATGACAAATACCGGCACAGGATTGATAAGATTGTTAACAAGCTGGAATTAAATCCAGAACATCGTGCTCATGATGGTCGTATCCAATTCGCAACAATGGCGAAAGCTGCCGAGGTCAATGAATATGCCATAAAACGTATCATGGGGCATAAAATAAAAGATATTACAGAGAACACTTATACGAAACGAAAAAGAGAGTGGCTAATGGAAGAGATCTTAAAAATTAAATAATTCAAGCGTAAAAAAAGAGCCAAGATATGATATACATTCTTGACTCTTTTTGTTTATTCACTTGTAGCAACGAGTTGTAGTAATGTTGTAGCAATGTTGTAGCAACGAGTCACTTTTCATTGCTTTTTGCCACTTCTATCGTTCCTAAAAACCACGTATTTAAGCGGTTTCTTAGAATTTACCTGCTTTAGCAGCTTCTTCAATGGATACAGCTACTGCAACTGTAGCTCCTACCATTGGGTTGTTACCCATACCGATTAATCCCATCATTTCTACATGGGCTGGTACTGAAGAAGATCCTGCGAACTGAGCATCACTATGCATACGTCCCATAGTATCTGTCATTCCGTAAGAAGCTGGTCCTGCAGCCATGTTATCTGGATGTAATGTACGTCCTGTACCACCACCAGAAGCTACAGAGAAGTATTTTTTACCCTGTTCGATACATTCTTTTTTGTATGTACCTGCAACTGGATGCTGGAAACGAGTTGGGTTTGTAGAGTTACCTGTGATAGATACGTCTACACCTTCTTTGTGCATGATTGCAACACCTTCTGTTACATCGTTAGCACCGTAGCAGTTAACCTTAGCTCTTAATCCTTCAGAGTAAGATTTTCTGAATACTTCTTTAACTTCACCTGTGTAATAATCCATTTCAGTTTCAACATATGTAAATCCGTTAATTCTGGAAATGATCTGTGCAGCATCTTTTCCTAATCCGTTTAAGATAACTCTTAAAGGTTTCTGACGAACTTTGTTTGCTTTTTCAGCGATTCCGATAGCTCCTTCAGCAGCTGCGAAAGATTCGTGACCTGCTAAGAATGCGAAACATTCTGTTTCTTCTTCAAGAAGCATCTTTCCTAAGTTACCATGTCCAAGACCTACTTTACGCTGATCAGCTACAGATCCAGGAATACAGAATGCCTGAAGACCTTCTCCGATAGCAGCAGCAGCGTCTGCAGCTCTCTTGCAACCTTTTTTGATTGCGATAGCAGCACCTACTGTGTAAGCCCATTTTGCATTTTCGAAACAGATTGGCTGAATTCCTTCAACCTGAGCATAAACATCTAATCCAGCAGCTTTTGTGATTTCACCAGCTTCTTCGATAGAATTGATTCCATACTCTTTTAAAACAGCAAGAATCTGTTTTTCTCTTCTTTCATATGATTCAAATAAAGCCATTATTCGCTACCTCCTATTCCTTTCTTGGGTCAATAATCTTAACAGCGTCATCAACGCGTCCGTACTGACCTTTGGCCTTGTCAAGTGCTGTCTGAGCATCGTCTCCAGCTTTGATGAAGTCCATCATTCTACCAAAGTTAACAAACTGGTATCCAATGATTTCATCATCAGCATCAAGAGCGATACCTGTAACGTATCCTTCAGCCATTTCAAGGTAACGAGGACCTTTTTTAAGTGTTCCGTACATTGTACCAACCTGAGATCTTAATCCTTTACCTAAGTCTTCAAGACCAGCACCGATTGGAAGTCCTTCTTCAGAGAATGCACTCTGAGTTCTTCCGTATACGATCTGTAAGAATAATTCTCTCATTGCTGTATTGATAGCATCACAAACTAAGTCTGTATTCAATGCTTCTAAAATTGTTCTTCCTGGTAAGATTTCAGATGCCATAGCAGCTGAATGTGTCATTCCTGAACATCCGATTGTTTCTACTAATGCTTCCTGGATGATACCTTCTTTAACGTTAAGAGTTAATTTACATCCTCCCTGCTGAGGTGCACACCAACCAATACCATGTGTTAATCCTGAGATGTCTGTTACATCTTTCGCTTTTACCCATTTTGCTTCTTCAGGAATTGGGGCAGCTCCATGGTTTACACCCTGAGCTACTGTACACATTTGTTCTACTTCATGTGAATAAATCATGTTGAAACTCCTTTCAGTATTAAAAATAACATCTTTATTTTAGCACATCGTTAAAAATAAAACAACAAATTATCTTAAGAACTTCGTTAAGTTTTTCAATGTTTTTGTTGGTTTGTGTGATAAAAATATTTTTTTTGTCAAGTTGTTTTTCTTTTATATAAAAAATCTCGAATTTTCTTTTTTTTTAGTCAATTCAATAAATTATCTGAATTCTATTCCCCTTGTTTTCTTTAGGAATTACGGGTATAATTTAATACATATTTTTTATAACAGAAAGGAATTATGATTATGAGTCATTATGATTTGGAAACAAAATGTCTTCATTCTGGTTACACTCCTAAGAAAGGAGAACCATGTGCACTTCCTATTTATCAGAGTACTACTTTCAAATATGATACAACCGATGAAATGGGACAGTTATTTGATCTGAAAGCAGAAGGATATTTCTATACGCGTCTTCAGAATCCTACGAACGATGCTGTAGCTGCCAAAATTGCTGATCTTGAAGGAGGTGTTGCAGGACTTCTTACTTCTTCTGGACAGGCTGCAAACTTCTATGCGATCTTTAATATCTGTGAGGCTGGAGATCATGTTGTTGCAGCTTCTACGATCTATGGTGGAACATTTAACCTTCTGGGTGTTACATTAAAGAAACTTGGAATTGACTGTACATTCGTTGATACTGATGCAAGTGCTGAAGAAATCGCCGCTGCATTCAAACCGAATACCAAAGTTTTATTTGCAGAGACGATTGCAAACCCTGCACTTGTCATTCTTGATATTGAGAAATTTGCAAAGGTTGCCCATGAACATGAAGTTCCATTGATCGTTGATAATACTTTTGCAACACCGATCAACTGTCGTCCTTTTGAATGGGGTGCTGACATCGTCACACATTCAACAACAAAATATATGGATGGACACGCCGTTCAAGTTGGCGGTGCGATCATTGACAGCGGAAACTTTGACTGGGACGCTTATGGACACAAATATCATGGTCTTACTGAACCTGATGAATCTTACCATGGTGTCGTTTATACAAAACAATTTGGAAAGAAAGCTTATATCACAAAAGCTACAACACAGCTGATGCGTGACCTCGGTTCCATTCCATCCCCTGAAAACTGTTTCTTATTAAATCTTGGATTAGAAACACTGCCTTTACGTGTAGAACGTCATTGTGAAAATGCTCAGAAAGTTGCTGAATTCTTAGATGCTCATGAAAAAGTATCTCATGTTATTTATGCCGGACTTCCTAATGATAAATATCACGAATTAGCACAAAAATATATGGATAAGGGAAGAACCTGTGGTGTTATTTCCTTTGAACTGACTGGTGGACGTGATGCTGCAGTACGCTTTATGGATGGCTTAAAATTAGCGAACATCGCAACTCATGTTGCTGCATCAAAAACAATGGTTCTTCACCCAGCAAGTCATACACATCGCCAGATGAATGATGAACAGTTAAGAGAAGCTGGTGTTTCTCCTGGAATGATCCGTTTATCCGTTGGAATTGAAAGTGCAAAAGATATTATCAATGATCTGAAAGAAGCACTTGAGAATGCATAGTTTTATAGGTGTTCGAAGATTACTTAGTAACAGTAATAATTCATATTATAAATTTCAAATATCATAGCAAAAAAGAACCTTAACTCCCAGCATTTATTATATATGCATTGAGTTAAGGTTCTTATTATTTTATATTCTATAAAATCTATAACAGATTATTCATCCCAGTTAGTATACACTTCTTGCACATCGTCATCCTCATCAAGAAGATCTAATGTTTTCTGAATACTCTTAATATCTTCTTCACTTGTAAGTTCAACCATAGTACCAGGGATCATTGTGACACTGGCATCTGCCATAGGAATTTCTTTTTAGAACATATATCAACACTGGTGTGTTAATAAAAATCATCATGTAAGGCGAGTATATCATCATTGAATGAAAAAATCAAGTCAAAAAACAATGTATATACATTCGCATATTCATATCTGAAAACATAAAAAATAAGGGAGCCAAATGACTCCCTTTTGATAAAATTTAATCTGTTTCTTCTTATTATAATGTATACATTTATCTCAACAACCAAAACTTAAACCAATCAGGTAATGCAGAGTCTGCTACCCAATACGTAAAAGCCAATGAAAATACGATCGTACACAATGCAGTAACATATATAAGAAACGGGTTATCCCCTGTACATGCTTTTACCAATGTTAATGCTCCAATTATCAAAGCTACAATCATTATAATTACAGTCATTCATTCACCTCCTTAAACAACTCTTCAGCATTGTCTAGCATATATTTACTGATCTTTTGATAACCTTCTGTATTTGTATTTTCACTGAATCCTCTAAATTTACATCTTGCAGGATATGCTCTGATAATATTGCCTGTTTCATCAGTTTCATAAACAATAGCCCACCCAAACGCATGTAAGATAGTATTAATCCACCAAAGCATTCCACTTTCTTTAAACTCTTCCCAAGATTTTTCTTTTAACATATTTCTCCTTTACTATCCATAATAATACAAGCCCGCTAAAAATATTATGATTCCTAATATTACTGCAAATCTCTCTTTCCAATTTTTAAGCTCTATTGTAAATACAACTAATACAAACCATATGATTAGACACGTTAAGAATATTTCTCCAAGCATAATATCTATCGAATCCATTTGATCTCCTTTACTTGTGTCTATATTTCAAAGCAAGACGTTCACTTGATCCCTTTCTAATAATCCAAACATCATCATGATACATGTCATCTAATCGACTCTCTGAGAAAATATCTACCACATTCCCTTTTACTGCACTTCCAGTATCAACAGCCCAATAAATATCATGTCCAATAATAATCTTTGATCCTAAAGGAATCACATCGGGATCTACAGCAACTGTATAAAATCTGCTACTTCTGACTCCAAGAGCTGTTCTGTATCCCCAGTTGTCTTCCCCGATCCAATAATAGGTAATCTTAAATCGTCCCATATAGATTGGAGTATTCTCTCTCTTTTCTTTACGAATACGTTCTCTTCTAAGCTTCTCCTGTCGTTTCTTTTCAATAGCAATCCTTTTTTGTTCGTCTGCTTGCTTGCATTTATCATAGTGTTGATCAACGTCTGTAAGTGCTTCCTGAAGCATTTCTGGATGCTGCTCATCAGCGTTACAATTTTGTAAACCTAATCCTAATGTTATATTTGCAGTTGCTAATAATCCTAAAGCTAATAATCTTTTTCTTAAAATAAAACCACTCCTTTGCTTAATCTTCGTATACTGGTAACAATGGTGCCCAAGCTACAACATCTTCTGAATCAAATAAGACATTGTGCCATTCTTCTCCATCAAATCTGGCAATCTCTCTGAACTTTACGTCTCCGATCTTTACAGATACAAGAAACTCTTCTTCATAAAATACTCCTGTCAGCTCTGGCAACTTTTCTGTTACCGGTGTCCAATTAATCTCCATAAAATCCTCCTATTTACCACCATAAGTCTCTAAAATATTTTCCAAATAACTCTAATCCTTCTTGAATTCTTTCATTTGTTTTATCAATTTCATTTTTCCAATTTGGATCATTAAAATCGATTTCCAATCCTACACAATCTTCTTTCAATACTTTAAAAGAAAATAACATCTTGTCTAAAATCTCATTCCACTCATCAATTGTCTTAAATTCATGTGGAAACCCAATATTCTCTTTCTTAAATTTTTTTAGTCTTGGATATACGAATTTTGCTATCGTCCAATCTAATGACCAAGTCTCTCTTGGATCAAAATATTTATTGTGCTGCTTTAACCATTTCTTCCTTTGTCTTTTATTCATGATAAAATCCTCCAATCTAAAAAAGCCCCCTCAATTAAGAGAGGAGCTGATCAAAATTTAAATTCATCTTTTCTATGTGTTTTCCTAATACCTTTGTCGAATAACCAATTATTAAAATCACACCCAGTATTTGTAACGGCATACTTGAAAGATTTGACAATACACTTTAATCTCGTTGTACCAAATATGCTTTCAAATTTGTACCATTTAATAAAATATTTAATGATTCTAATTTTAATCACCTCATTCTTTATAAAATTACATCTACAATTCCATACTCAATTGCATCTTCAGCTCGTATATAAAAATCCTTTTTCTTAATTTTAATGTCTTTTAGAAGCTTCTTTGTCATATTAGTCCTATCAGCTACATAATCTTCTATTTCTTTCTGTCGAGTATCTATAAGCTCTCTTTCTTCTACAAGATCCTGATATTTCCCTGCAATCCAACTGGACAGCTGATGGTAACAGAACATTGAATGTTTGTAACAATATCTTTTAGAGCCTGCCAAAAAGATTTTAAAACCTGCACTATAAGCATATCCTGTACAGTATGTATGAATTGGTGTCTTACTATGTAGCATAATATCAATAAGCCCCCACATATTATCTACACTGCCACCATGAGAATTTATATACATTTTGATTGGCTCTCTTTTAAAATCTTTTTCCTTAGAGTCTTTTGCATCATCTGCATGAATTAATTCTAATAGATAAAATTGAATATAGCTCATGGACTTCTCATCTATATCATCTCCTAAAAAGATTGTTCTTGTTGTTGTGTTAATGTGGCAATTATTTTGTGTTTGTAGCATCCTTTTCTCTCTCCTTAAATCTATTCTGTTGTACCTAAATCAATTCTTTTCTGGCATTGAGGGCAAATAATAAAGTTGCGAACAACATATTTGTTACAAAAATCTTCTCCTTGTATTGTAAAACCCATATGGCGAACATCTGTGTCTTGGTATTGGAGCAAAGCTTTGCAGTTACCACATTCAACTTGCCCTATGTTTCCTTGCTTAAGGATCTTAATCATTTGATCACCTCGCTCATAATCTGAAATAGTTCTCCATTCTTCATTGCATCAGTTAAAAAAGATCCTAAATTTTTAATTGTTTCTTCGTCTAAGCTATCTGTATGAGCTAGTGCAACACCTCTCGATTTGGCAGTTTCAAAGAAAATGGGATTTAAGTCATCGTAAGCCAACTGTTTAAATCTTTTCCTCTCCAGTGTTCGTGCTACATATTTAAACTTCTGATTCTCAGATATTACATTGCCGTACTTCAAATCTACTTGGTTAAACATATCTCTAATTCTAAATACAGGTTCTCTATTTTCGATAGCTAACAAATGTATTCCAAATTCCCTGTTAGTCATTTAATCACCTCTCCCATAATTGGACTAAAAACTTTAAGGGTTGCATCAGAAAAGCTTTCAAGGGGTCTCCCTATCACTGCTATTGCTGACCCATCCCCTACGTAATAAACAGTAGCTAAATCATCACGAATTGATTGCTTAGCTTTTGTTTTCTGCAAAATATGCGACACATATTCAAATTTTTGTTTCTCTGTTAAATTATTCCCATATCTCTTGTCCACTTGGTCGTATAGTTCTTCAATTTTATCTTTAGGACATTCGTATTCCAAAAACATTAACCAAATTCTAGCTTCTCGAATGCTCATATTTTTGTTTACCCATTCTTCATTCATCCAATCACTCCTTTTAAATATGTGTAGAATTAGTTCTATGGCCCCATCGAAACTGATCATTCATTAATTGATCTGCTGTTATTATTAAATTGGCGCTTCGAGTGCCATCGAAGTTTAAAGAACGATAATGTGAAAAGAAATAGTTGACCTCATATATTCTTTCACAGAATATAGTGATATAGCATTCTTTTTCTTCTTCTGTAAGAGTATTCCCATATTGCTTATCTAATCGTTTGTATAGAGCTTGAAGCCCTCTTACTGTGACATTATATTTTGTTGTCAATGAAGCAATAAAAAATTGTCTTTGTAATGCTTTCCAGCTTAGGTTTATTTTGGTGCCTGTGGCATCTACTATTGTTCTTGTTGTTGTCATTCTGTTCACTCCTTTCTACATGAGAGTAATTCCATTTCTAGGATAAGATATCGTAAACTCCTGATTAAATTGATGTAGTAATTCGTTGTCATCAATAAAGCCTCTAGTACCGATGTAACTCCCTCTATATTTATGCTTATAATTACAATTGTTTTTACAGTAGTTAAGTACATAACTTTGCTTTTCTTTTTCACTAAGAGAATTACCATATTGATTATCTAAACCTTCAAGTAAAGATTCCATTTTCTCATTTGTAACAGCATACTCAATCTGAACCAACTTTTTAAAAATATTTCTAATTGAATGATTCGAATTCATCCTGTTCACTCCTCCTCATCAAAATGCAGAATACGGCTACTATTTAAATATTGATATAAGCGATCTTCGTCTTTTTGATATGTCGATTCAAAAATTGCCTTAGGAACAGCTACAATTCCAACGCCATATGTTTTTATAATGTAATCGCCTTTGTCTGCAGCTCCTTTCTCTGGATCTGCAAATACAATTGTTCCATCTTCTTCATTAGATAAAGATGTCATTATGTAACAAGATCTTCTCCTATCTTCATTAGAAGTATAGCAATAGTCTCTAAACCATTGTGGAATATATTCATCCCATTCATAGTCGTATTTATAACCACCGTTTGCATTTTTTATGAAGCCTGCTTCTCCTGCATGTCCAGTAAACTGAAAATACCTTATAGGAGAAATCTCATCTAAAACGGCTCTCACATATTTTTTCAACTGCTCAAAATCAAGTCTATTCCCATAAGTTGCTTTACATTTGTTTAACATAAATTGAATATCTCCTACTGAAACTCCGTAAAGCTCTGCGATTGTATAAATCCATCTTTCTTTAGATGTTTTTGACTCCATTTGGTCACCTTCCTTTTCTACCATTTCCATTTATTTTTTAAGCATCATAGATAGCATTGTATTATGCAATATTCATATAAAGCTATTTCATTTTTGTTATAACATTTTTCAAACAACTCTCTAGGAATTGCCATTATCCCACAAGGATCAATATTAACTATATAATCATCCTTGTCACAACCCTTCTTTACAGAATAGGAGAAACTAATATAGCCCATCTGAGTTCTTTTTTGATTGTGAATATACTCATGAATTTTACACCCATCTTCGTTATAAAATTTACGAAACCATTTAGGAACATCGGGTAGCCAGAATAAATTACTTCTTCTAAAACGAAAAACCCTTCCAGTAAATTGGAAATACTGGAAGGGATGATCAGCCTCAATGACTGCTCTTATATAATTTCTTTGTTGGTCTAAAGTAAGTAGGTTACCATACTTTTTATGGCATTGATCTACGTATGAATCTACTTCTTCTGTTGATATTTTATGAAGCTTTGCCATTGCTTCTTTCCACAAGAGCTCTTCTGTTTGGCGAAGATCAAAACTTATATCTATAATAGAATCACCTCTTTTCTATCCAATAGCATTAATAATAAAATACATAAGAACTGAAAAACATGTACTTGCAGCCATTATTCTCCAACACATAGAGGCTCCCCATTTGTCATCAAATACTATATGTTGGAATGCTTTTATACTTCTTGTTTTTATAGCTTTCACTATCCCAGCAATTATTCAAATAATTATCTGAACACCAAAACACAAGGCAACAAAAACGCCACTTCGTCCTAAGATGGTTAAAATTTCTATTATGATTTTCTCCATAGTACTACCTCATTTTTCTTTAATGACTCCTGTACATTAATGACTCTCTGGTTGGTTGATCCTGCCCACGGGTAAGACATATCTTTCAATTCATCAATGTACTGTCCATCTACGAGAATGTCTATATGGTGTAAAATATTGTATCTTCTTATCTGATCAATATCTTTATAGTGGAAATTAGGAACACCAATGTCTTCTATTGTATATCCTGTATATAACCAGATTTGTTTTTGTGGCATAAATTCTTTAACAAATTCACACAAAAGAGAAACAGTCTCAATATTCTCTTCCGCCAATGGTTCACCACCAAGAATACTCAATCTTGTATATTGGGGCTTTGATAACTGATGCAATAATTCTCCAATTTCTTTGAAAGTTAATTCATTACCGCCATTAAATTCCCATGTTTTTTTATTAAAACAATTCTTACAATGAAAGTGACATCCTTGAACAAAGAGAGAGACACCAAGTCCCTCTCCATTACTAATATCCATTTTTCTTATTGCTGCGTATCTCATTGTTAAAACTCCTTATCATCTAAATGATAAACTCGATCATGAATATCTCCATAACGTCCCTGATTGCCGCCATTTTTAGATGTGCCGACGTAGCCACAGCATCTAAAGGCTATATCCATTGTTGACCCATCCTCGTTACCACACTGAGGGCATTTCCACTTAAACATTCCGTCTTCGTCAACCAGTGGAATATCACCAGAATAGCCACATTCTTCACAATAGCAGCTTTTTGTGTTAATTTCGGCGTACATAATATGATCATACATATATTTAATAACTTCTAATAGAGCACTTACATTGTGTTCCATATTGGGCGTTTCAATATAGCTAATTGCACCACCAGGAGACAGTTTTTGAAATTTAGATTCTATTCTAAGTTTTTCAAAAGCATCTATTTCTTCAAACACAGGAATATGATAGCTATTAGTGATATAGTTTCTATCTCTTCCATCTAACTTTTCAAAAATATCATCACCGAATCTATTTTTTAAACATTTTGCAAATTTATATGTCGTTGACTCTAATGGAGTTCCATAAAGACTGTAATCAATATTCTCTGATTCTTTCCATTCGGTACATTTATCATTTAACTTTTGCATAATCTGTAAACCAAATTCCTCACCCTCTTTTTCAGAATGAGAATGTCCGGTCATAAATTTTACACACTCATATAGCCCCGCATACCCTAAAGAAATTGTTGAATATCCATCAAAAAGTAACTTATCAATTGGCTCATGTTTTTTCAATCGACTATAAGCTCCATACTGCCATAAAACAGGAGCAACATCAGAGTTCGTTCCAAGTAGTCGTTGATGTCTGGCTTTTAAAGCTTTATGGCACAATTCTGTTCTCTCTTCGAATAGTTCCCAAAAAGTATCAAAATTTCCCGCAGATGAAAATGCAAGATCGGGAAGTGAAATAGTAACGACACCTTGGTTAAATCTTCCATAATATTTATGTTCTTTAGGATCATAATTTTTTGCGTTAGCAATATTGCCAATTCCTTTGTCTGTGAAACGATCAGGGGTTAAGAATGATCTGCATCCCATGCAAGTATAAACATCTCCTTTTAGCTCTTTCATAACCTTTTCAGAAATATAGTCTGGCACTAATCTTTTTGCAGAACATTTTGCTGCTAATTTTGTCAGATACCAATACTCTGTAGATTCATCGCAATTATCGTCTTCTAGGACATAAATTAATTTTGGAAACGCTGGTGCAATAAATACACCATCTTCGTTTTTAACACCTTCTGTTCTTTGTACTATCATTTCTTCAATAAGCATGGCAAGATCTTTTTTCTCTTGTTCGTTTCTTGCTTCGTTTAAATACATAAAGATTGTAATAAAAGGTGATTGCCCGTTCGTTGTCATTAAAGTCACTAGCTGATATTGAATTGTTTGTACACCCTTTTTAATCTCTAAACGTAATCTATCGGATACAATCCTTCTTAATCGTTCTTCTTTGTCATCAACAACAATTCCTTCCCATTCTTTTTCAACTTCTGTTTGTATTTTCTTCCTACTAACTTCTACGAATGGAGCCAAATGAGCCAATGAAATACTCTGTCCACCATATTGAGAACTTGCAACCTGAGCAATAATTTGTGTTGATATGTTGCAGGCCGTTGAAAAAGAATGTGGTTTCTCGATCAATGTTTCACTGATCACTGTTCCATTCTGAAGCATGTCTTCTAAATTAATTAATCCACAATTGTGCATCTTTTGAATAAAATAATCTGTATCATGGAAATGAATAATTCCCTCTTTATGTGCTTGTACAATCTCTGGAGAAAGCAAATATCTTACTGTCGCATCTTTGCTAACTGATCCTGCTATGTAATCTCTTTTTGTAGGATTTAAAACTGAATTTTTATTTGCGTTTTCATCTTTAATGTAATCATCACAATCTTCGATCAAACGAAAAATTTCATCATCTATGGTATTATTTTCTCTCTGGAATTCTCTTACTTTCCTATACCCTTCGTATGCTTTAGCTGTAAGTCCTTGATCTTTCTCAATTAACTTTAAAAATACTCTTGATTCAATTGTAGAAATATCAACATCATCTGCTTTTTCTCTACACTCTGCTTCAATTTCTTCCGCAATCTGTTTTGCGATAACAGGTTTGACAATTCCTGACCCATTTTTCATCGCTTTCATAATGGCATTATAAATTTTTGTCCTATCAAAATCTACTAAAGAACAATCTCTCTTAACTACCTGCACTGTTTATTCCTCCTCATCAAAATCTTCTACATTTTTAAGTTCTGCTAAAATTTCATCTGCTCTCCCTTTAGATCCTTTAATATCCTTGTCAATAATTCCATGCCATTCATCAAAGATCTGTTTCATTTCTTTAAGATTTTGTTCAGATTCTTTATGTAATTTTTTCTTCAACTTCCGAGTATCTCTTTTAATCTCATATAACTTTTTCAGTTTAGAACCTAATCTTTTAACACTCTCCCCTAAAGAAGCAGCCTTTTCTTTAACATCTGCAATCTCAGTAGGTCTTGTATAATCAAATTTCACAAACATTGGAATCACCATTGTCTGTTCAAAATTCTTCAATATGTAAGAATCCAGATCTTCTTTTTTTGCTGTAACCATTGGAAGAGGCTGATTAGTACTCAGCCTCTCAATACACTCTTCTGTAATACATCTCTCTGTTTCGTCCATGGCCTCTGTCATAGATGATCCATAACAAAACATATGCAAATCTGGAATTTCTACTAAAATATTCCCACTCTTATTTTCTTTAAGAACAGCACGATATTCTACTATGTATTCCATTAGCCTTCCTCACACTCTTTCTCGTAAATATAACGAACAGCATCAACAGTTTCTTCAAGGTTATCGTTGTCAAGCATGTAATCTGCTAACATATCTGCATACTGAAAAGCTTTTTCGTCATAAAGATCTCTTAAAAGAATGGTCTGAGATGTTCTTCTGTCTTTCTCCATTCTCTTAATACGCTCATCTCTTGGACATGTTAGTCTAACAACAATAATCTTTTTGTCTCCCTTATATGTTTCTCGAAGCATCTTAATACCTTCGCAGTCACATACATAGATGTTATTTTCATTAACTTGTTCTTCAGTTGCACAATAAAAATAGCCGCTGTATTTGTTTTCAGCGACTTTGTCCTTCAGTAATAAATATTCTCCCAAGGAAACGAATGTATGACCATCTTCATTTTCATCTCTTTTAGGTCGAGTCGTATAGCTCTGAAGAACTCTCATGTTGTACTTGTTCCTTAGTTCATTTGCAATTGTTGTTTTACCTGTTCCACTTTCTCCAAGTAGAACCAATAATACTTTACTCATTTGACTCTCCTCTTAAAAATTCATTAATACCGCAACAAATAGTGAAATGCTTCCAATCATTCTGAGGAATGCACCTATCGTTGACAATTTTATATCACCTTTTACATCTCCTTTATGTTCAATAAAGAGTCCGGGGATAAAAGTGCAACCCCATATAAGAATACAAAACATTTTAATTGTTTCTTTACTCATTAGAATCCTCCTAATAATCTAATAATGATTGAAATTGGATAATAAATGCACCAAAAGACACAGCCTGTTGTGACGGTTTTACGACCTTTTTCTCGTTTTTCTTTGTCTCCTAATTTTTTACCTGTATGCATTAAATAAGCTCCCGATCCAATAAGTGAAATCCAGATCAGAATTGCGATAATATTAATTACGCTAGCAATTATCATTCTTTTTTTCTCCTTTCTCACTTTTAACTTCTTCTATTAGTGCATCCAATTGACGAATGTATTTGCGATTACCTGTTACTCTCCTGTGACTCTCTAATGTCCTTAAATTCCTGCTTCTTGGTAATCGCTTCTTCTCTACATTCTTTTTAATGCTCAAAGCGACCCTGAAACTCCTACAATGTGTATGTAATGCAAAGTTGTCTGGATTGTATAAAATCCATTCATCTTTGTCTTTATGTGCCTTTTTGATCTTGAGCACTTGATCACTTCTTTCTTACAAAATAAATCGAAGGATTGCTAACAACACTCCGACTATAAGTACAAATTTAATTGAAAATGTAACAGTTGGTGCAATCAATGTAAGTACCCACAACATTCCTGCTGCTAATATAGAATAGATTGCAAACCAGATTAATATCCAAATGATCCCTAAAACTAGAGCCATGGCACAGCCTATATGGATATCATTTCTATTTAAGTTCTTCATCTGATACCTCTTCTGTAGATTCTTTTACTGCTTCTGTAGACTCGTCATCAACATATTCACTGTCCGAATCGTCATATTTAGGTTCATATTTCTCATACTCTTCCTGTGTTGCTGGCTCAGTTACAACACTATGGCACTTCTTACAAGTTTTTTCCCATACGTATCCTTTTTCAGAGTCATATGCAATGCTAGTATCCCAATCGTGATTGCATTTTTCTAAAGAATCATCTTCATATTCATCAGGATTTTCAAATTCATCTCTATCGATTTCCTCAGTTGATTCTTTAGGCGTATTATTTAATGATTCTTCTTTTGTTTCATTCTGAAATTCTACTTCGTCAACTGTTTTTGATTTTTTCTTTTGCTCAGTTGTTGCTTCTGTTGTGGCAACTGCCGTAACTTTGGCAGAGGTTTCAGTTGATTTATCCACTTTCTTTGTCTCTGGTGATGCGAAAGCATAAAAAGATGCTGCACACGTTAATGTAATAGTAATAACTCCTGCAATAATTAATTTTTTCATTATCATTGAAAATACCTCCTATTTATCTGTACTACCAAAACCGCCATCTCTAGTTCCTTCAGCTTCATCGTCTTCTGTTGTAAAATACTTCTGGAAAATAAATTGACAAATACCATCTCCCGGATTAATACTCATAGGCTTGTCTCCTTCATTTCTGATCTTTACAAAGATATGACCTTCATTGCCTTCGTTGTCAGCATAGTCACTGTCAACAATCCCTACTGTGTTAGCTAATCTTGCATAATACTTAAATCCTAATCCACTTCTTGGATAAGCACCTAAGAAAATATCCTGAGGCATATATGCTTTAAGTAATGTAGGTAATTTAATTTCCTGTCCAGGTTCTAAGCAGAAACCAATTGGACTATAGCAATCATATCCTGCAGATCCTTTTGTAGCTCTCTTAGGAAGTTCTACGGTCATTGCAGCTAATTCCTCATCTGGTACTTTAAATCCTTCTGCTGAGAAGAACTCTTTTAATGATTTTACTTTTTCGTCTTTTCCTACGTAACTAAACTTAATTCCTTTGCTCACTTTGTTGTCTCCTTTTTCTATGTAATCTACTAATTCTTTGAAATATGGCACATTGTCTAACATCCACTGACAGAAGATTCTCCACTCATCCAATTTATGGTTTCTTCTTGCGAAGTACATGTTGATTAAATTTTCGTATGTAAATGTATAGTTTCGTGTTTGATTATAGCTTGATGGAAGCAACTGAATCATCTGCCACCAACATTCTTTTTTGGTTAGCACTTTTGGATGCCCATTCTGCCCAAAGTAATCTTTACGTTCCTCGTCTGTATAGTTAAACAAAACTCGCCATTCATTTAATAATCTAATAGTATGTTCGATATTACACAAAATTGGATTGGAATATAAATGCTCACAACTAAAATCATCTAATGTAAATTCTTTCGCTTGGATTTTATGCATTGTGCTACATGAATTACATACTGTACCAACCTTGTATGTATCTAGTTCTTTATAAAAATACAAGGGTGCTGTAATTCTTACTCCTACCTGCATCATTCTTAGGTATTTTCTGTGATCGGTACCTGCTTTGGCTAATTTTTCCATTAAAGCGAAATCTTTGTCTCCTAAAACCATTCCTCTAATAGGATCGAAAGATCTGCATCTATCTCCGCCATTTGAGGGACAGTCTTGACACGCATTAGTGTCTGTACATTTGAAACTATCACTTAGCTTCCAACTGTTCTTTGCATTACGCATACCTTCAATAATAAAATCCATCTGCTCAGGACTTGGAAATACTGGATGTTCAATTTTAATCATTTGCACAACCCTCCAGACTTCTAATTTTTCTCTGAAGTTTAGCAATGATTCTGCCACACTGAGTACCTCTACTCTTTAAAAGTTCTACTCTGCTTTTTAGTAATGTGATTTTTGTTTCTGTTGTCATGTTTCTTCTCCTTTTCTTTGTAAATTAAAAAAGAACCCGATGTATTTACATCGAGTCCTAATTTGTTTAAAAATTTAATTTTTCCATGTCTTCTTTATGTAGACTTACATACGAGTTGGCAAGGTCATATATTTCCTTACGTGAAAGCATGTTCCCATATTTTTTTACATAATTATGAAATATTTTTTGTACCTCATTTGCTGAGACATCGTATACTAAAGCAATGCAAAAAGGGTCATACATAAGAACATCCTCAGGTATATTTATATTCATACAATCGCCTCTCTAAAATAAAAATTTATTAGCAGCTTTATAGGCCAACAGCTTTACTAAATGAGTTCTCTTTACAGAAATGCTATTCTTGCTTACTGCATATCTAAGAGCATTATTCTGTGCAACCATATAGCACTTATCAATAGCTCTTGTCATTGCTGTATATACCCATTCTCTTGAAAGCTGTATAAATGATCCAAAATCTAGCCCAACAATTACTTTCTTACACTGAGATCCCTGTGCTTTATGACAAGTGATTGCATATCCTAATTCTAAATCTTTCCAATTTTTCTTTGGAAGAATCATAATTCCCGGAATATCCTGAAAATCAACAGCAATTGTATTAGCATCTATATCAATGTTTTTAACAACTCCTATGTTCCCATTGAAGATTCCTGCAGTAAATTTATTCTTTGCATAATAATCATTCTGCACATTGATTATCTTATCTCCCTCACGAAGTATCCAAGCTTTAGAACTCTTTTGCACAAACACTTCCTTCTTTTCAGGACTATCTGGATTGTACAGTGATTGTAAAGCTGCATTTAAATTGTCTACACCCGATTCGTTTTTATACGATGGAGCAATTACCATAAGATCCATAATGTCTGTTCCATCTTCAAGTTCGGATGAAGCATGTTGCATTACCTTATAAAACGTATTACTTTTATCTGAGAAGCAATCTAAAACCAAGTCATTAAGTTTACCTCTAACCTCAGTTCCAATCCAATCTTTTTCAATAAGTTGAATACCCTCTCTGGCTTTTATGCTCTCTGTAATAATTCCTGAATTAGCAGCCTGCCTATGGATCTGGCTTAATTCAATAGAAACAATTTCCTTTGATGCAATTAAATCAGCCGCTATGTTCATGCAACCAATACATTCAAGCTGTCCTGTGTCTCCTAACATGATTAACTTTGATCCTGTTTTAATTGCTTTTACAAGTCTGTTAAACAATTCTCCGTCTACCATTGACACTTCATCCAAAATGATGATATCTCTTGGTAATTTATTATCTTCATGAAAAACAAAACCACCGTGATCACGATCTCCTTTAGGAAATCCTAACAAACGGTGGATTGTATATCCTTCTTCATGTGTAATTTCAGCCATTCTTGCTGCAGCTCGTCCACTTAAGGCCGTTTGTGCATATGAATAACCCTGTAAAACAGCGATCATAGCATCTACAATTGATGATTTACCAGTACCAGCTTTACCTGTGATAACAACTACTTGATTCTCTAAGACTGCTTTAATACCTTCAATCTGTTGTTCATTGTACTCCCAACCTTGATCAATTTCCTTTTGCTTAATGATGTCTTTCCAATTAGAATACTTGAAATCGTTTTCTCCATCTCTTATCCTAATTAGGTTCTCAGCAACGCTCATTTCTAGATCGTAGATCCTTTTTAGTCCTACAAACTTACGATCGTCACTAAACCATAGTTGATCATTTACATAATCTAAACCACCTTTTAGCGCCTCATCTGAAATATCATCTCCAAAAAACTCTATCATTGTATCAATAAAATTGATTGGCTTTTGAGTTTTTGAGACAATACCATTCTCTATCTCTGTATTAGCATCCGCAGGAATATATGAATATCCCTCATTCGCTCTCTCTTGAAGATAATATAATATGTAAGTACCAATTCTTTCTGGTGAATCAGGCTTTAAGCCACCTTTCATAGCAATCTCATCACATTTGTGCCATCCAACACCATTGACTTCAATAAGCTTATATGGTTTATTCTGAATAATCTCAACTGCAATATCAGATGATTTATAATGATTTACAATTCTTCTTAATAACGCTTCTGTCAAACCATACTCACTAAGCTCTTTCATTGCGTTTGACAATGGCATATATGTTTTGAACTTATCAATCCAAGCAACTGCTGTCTTCATACCACAATTTTTAACTTTGACCAATGAAGCTATGTCACCATCTTTCAATGTCATGTATGGATCATCTAATGCCTCATACATTTCTTTTACCTGAAGTTTTGTAAAGATAATATCTAAAAATTCTTTTTGACCTTCTTTACTTTCAATTCCATTTGGCAAATATAAATTGATCGAATTAACTTGATACTGCTTTCCATATTTCTTATTTTCTACTTCTGTAGCTGAAATTTCATAGTCGGCATCTTCCATTAAATATGGCATGATACCGACTACTGTAAATGTTTTATATATTGGATGCATTTCAACCTCGCCATCAATCTCTTTTACAAGATCAAAGGAAGCAATTGTAAAATAAGAATCATTGTTTCTATGTATAGTTTTAACTGCTTTTCCTATACATCTCATGCTTCTCTCATCCTTTCTGTCATTACCTCTACTCCTTTCTCTCCGATGTTTGTAATCAATGATGTAGTATGTTTGAAGATTGTGTCTCCATAGTTATAGCATCTGAACATATCGCCATTGCGATACCCCGTAACCATTATTATTTGACCTCTCTTGAACCAAGACTCTTCCATTGAAGTCTTCTTATTGTAATGTAGGAAAGCTCCTTTGCTATATTTCACATTTACAACTCCCTCAGGGGTCAATAATGTAACCGTATGTCGATCCTTATTCTTATCTAAGACAGTTCCCCAGATCTTACTAATGAAATACTTAGGAAACTCTTTGACTTCTTGAATCTCTTGTCCATTCTCAACCCTCTTAACCTTTCTTTTATACGTAGATGCAACTACTGGTTCTTCTGAAAGATTAAAGAAATTGACGATATTAAATTCATCTCTGTTAAGGTCTGCCAATTCATGTTCATGCACATAAACACACAGTGATTCCATTTCCATATGAGATGTGGTTCCTGTAACCACTTTCTTAGCTTCATCTTTCACGAGAGCTTTATTATACTTAAGTAATGTATTCGGATTAGCCAGATATTCTCTAAGAGGCTCTAATTTCTTTTCAGTTTCTTTATTAAATTTCTTTTTGTAAATCAAATAATGTTCATCTTTAACGTCATAGATGGAATCTTCTGTGTAGTGATTTATGAAAAATTGCATTGCTCTATCATCTAGTTCAATGATTTCATCATGATAGCCACACTTCAACATTTTTCTTGACGGATCAATATATTTCTTTACAACTTTCAATTCTTTTACATACTGTGAGAAATTGTATACTTGAATTCCATCTAAAACTTCATCTGGAATAAGATTAAGCTCTGGATACGTAAATTGTAATTCCTGCATACGATTCAATTGTGATTTAGTCAGACTTGAGATTAGATTACATTTACATAATCTTACGATCGTATAAAGTAAATCTACTCTGTTTTCATCAAATTCATCAAAGCAACCTGCTTTAATCAACTGAATTACCTGACCTGTTTTGACTAGCTTTGTGGCAACCATTCTTTCATAAAAATCTTCGAATGAAGCGAATGGCCTTGCTTGTCTTATAATTTCTACTACATCATCACCGATTCCTGAAATACTCTTTAATGCAAATAAGATTGCATTGTTCTCTTCATCGGCTTTAAATCCTAATTCCGCTTTGTTAATCAGTGGAGCTTGAATTTTAATACCTCTCTTCTGCATTTGTGCTATAGACGTTGCTACTTTTCCGTAATCTGTGGACTGCTTAGATCCTTTAGATTCTTCATCAGCTCCTGCATTTACAGTTAAACAAGCTGTGTTCCAATAGATAATCGGATAATGATATGCAAGATTTAACTCCTGCAATCCTATAGCACTGTATGGATAGGTATGATTCTTAGAAAAGGAATACCCAAGCTGTTTCCCTACAACTTCTTTCCAAACGTAGTTCAACAGATTATCTGAAGCATGGTTTTCTTTTCCTCTCTCAAAAAATTGCTCTTTCATTGCTTGCTGTAAAGCTGGTTTCTTTTTCAGATTGTTATTAACTAGCAGTTTTTTATCTGCTACTCTGGAGGTTACCCTCATTTTCATCAGTTGGTCATTTCCAACTCAGCTTGGCGTACATTTTTACCCTCGTCACACGTTAGGCACAAATGTGGATAAGACTATACCTTATCGTAATGGACACTCTTGGAGAGATTATATTCTATTAATATAGTTTCACTCTCTACGCTCTACGGTGCTATATAATGTTAAATATATAGTTACCTCGGTATTAACTTTTAAGTCTCCACCGATTTTGCCCATTCATAATCTTGCATGTTTCCATACAAGACGCCAAAAATTTAGCAATACTTTTCCTCAGCTTATTGCTATCAGCAACACTAAAATCAGCAATCTCTTTATCCATACTGATTTCCATTACAATTTCCTGAGTATCACCTACACCATAATTGGATTTGAGGTATTTCTCTAAAATTTCAATTTCATGATCAGTCAAATGATACTTCGTTCTCATCAAGTCATACCATTGGCCAATATCATTTTTAAATCTAATATAAGTATCAATCGGCTGTTCAGCTCCCTCTTCTGTTACCATAAGTCTCATAATAGAGTTTGCTGCAGCCAATTCTTCCAAGCTATGAGGTTGGATACGTCTTGCTGCCTGTAATCCTGTCTGTGTATTAAACTGAAACAGATCCACAACTTTGTTTTCTGCTACCCAATCCCACATTTCTCTAGTTTCATAATCAAGAACGTCTGGATGAAGATATTTATCATATGTTTCTCTTAAAGATCCTTGCCATTCCATATATCCTGCTTCAATGAGCTGTTCCATTGTTAAGCGGATCTTGTCAAGTGCCTCTATCGTTAAGAACCTTTACACCGTCACTTTCATGATATTTTGTTAGACTTTTTGTCTCGGAGTGGAACATACAATCTCTTATTAGAGTCGGTATTATGTCCTCTGAACGTCTCCCATCAGCTCTCCTGTTAAGGGATTTCGATGCGTTAGGGTGACTTGCACACCCGGTTGTCCCTACCCTAATTACTTTTTATGGTTTCTACTCTTTGAGCTATTGAGTTATAAACTCGTACCGCATTCACGTTTATCGTTTCCAATTCCGTTGTAGCGAATTAGGATTATGGGGAGTTTCCCGCAGTTTAACCGATTTTACATGGACTTATATTTTGAAGTTTTTGTTAATCCATCTTCAACCCACCACACTCGTCTGAATCAGCCATATTGAACTGAGTTGTTAACACCCCATTTGGGGCTTTCATTCGAGCATTATGAGCAATAAAATCTTCATTAAAGACATACACTGCAGAAGCATGAATAGATCTTCCACAAATTAGTCCTTCAATTCCCATTGCAATGTCAAGTAATTGATCATGACTTCTCATTTCATTCTCAAACCCCGGCACTGCTTCTCGTTCTTTTTCTTCGTTTCCGTATATACAATCATGTAAACTCCATGTAGCACCTCTTGTTACTGGCACCATTCCAGCCAAATAACTAGAAGTATCTGGATCAATTCCTAAAGCTCTACATGAAGTTAAAATAGCCGATTTGCTACCTTCTGTTTTGAATGTACAACAATTTAATACTCTTCTTTCTCCTTTTCGATCTTTTACGGCAGAGATAATTTGTTCTCTACGATTCTTTTGTGAGTCAATATCAACGTCCGATAACTCTGCTTTCTCATGGGAAATATGTCTCCAATGAGGCAATCCCCAATCTAAAGGATTCATTTGTATTAAATCAATTAAATACATTGTATACATACCAGTAACTGATCCTCTGGCTACTCCTACTAAGCTATCTCCCTCTTCCCACATAATATTGATTAGTTCTAAGGTTGATATATAATAGGAAGAAATACTTGACTTAATCTTCTCTGTAACTAATGCCATCTCTTGTAATTCAATAGCTATTCGTTCTACTTTTTGCTCTTCGGTAAAGTCATTCCTGCGAACTTTTGCATGAATTTCTTTCTTCTGATATCCCTTTTCAATTAAGTACAACAGATATCTGTCATAGATGTTGCTGCTATTTGCGTATTCCTGCAGTGTTGTAAATCTCTGATAATATTTTTTAAAGTAATTTTCTACTTCAAATTTTGGTACTTCTGCTTCAGGGACGATCGTAGAACAACTTAATGAATACTCTTTAATCTTGTTTCCAATGATCGCTGTATTGTTGATAGCTTCTGTTACAGTTTCTTTGTCAAAGTACTTCATGTAATCGTACATTTCTGGAATTTCCATTAAATATGTAGTCTGATAGAAATCATCTACTTCTCTTTCTTCCTCTTTACTTTGCAAATACGCTTTATGAATCATCTGAGAATTCTTAGATAAATAATGTGAATCGGTTGTTATGATACACTTAACACCATAAACTTTTGACAATTTAAGTAACCATTTATTAACCTTTTCTTGTTCTTCAGATGCTCCCGGTTGCATTTCAAAAAAGAAATCTTCACCAAACAAATCAATGTTCCATCGAACGAAATCATCAATTTTACATTTGGCTTCATATAATTCCAATTCGTTTTGAGCTTCTTCCATCTGCATAATCAAAGTAGGAAGCTCTCCGCCTAAGCAAGCTGTCGATGCAATCAAATGACCCGGTTCCTTTCTTATGATCTTCTCAAGGTCTGATTTCTCAGTTGGAACTCTTGTCATTTTTCCTGTTTGAAAAGATCTGTCCCATGCATTTGAACTCAATTCTCTAAGCTGTCTATGACCAATTTCATCCTTTGCTAAAAGAATGTAATGATAAAACAACTTCCCATCTCCAGCTTTAAAATTTTCCTTTATGTAATCTGCGGTTCCATTGACTAAATAGATTTCATTCCCAAGAATCAGTTTAAAATCCTTGGGAATGTTACCTTTCTTTTTCTCATCACGGACATAAATCATTGCCTGAATATGACCACTTAATGTTTCATGATCAGTGATTGCAATTCCTTTCATGCCCAATTTAACTGCTCTTTTGATTAACATAGGAATCTTATTGATACAATCAATTAATCTGATATTTGAATACTCAGTATGATTGTGTAATGAATAAAATTCTAAATCTGTCATGTTATCTCCTAGAAAATAAACTTTCTATTTGAACTAATATCTTGTTTCTCTTCATACCGAGCATTAACCTTAAACGTCTTCTGGGTGGGTGTCCATAAAGAATAATAAGGGCACATACCTTTCAATGTCGGATCAGCGTTCGGTGTATGACCTGCAAAATCACACCAGTAACATAATGGAGTTGCATTTGGAGCAAAATCATTATCTTTTGTAATCTGTTCCTCATGTTCAAGAAGGTTTCTCAATTTCTTAAGCCCTCTCTTGAAATAGCCTTTTGTACACACACCATCTTCTTCTGTTACCTGTTGATCAATACAAATAAAGTCATACTCGTGAGCAACTGGAATCTTACCAAACAATGCATAACAGGCCAGATCATATATAAACATCTGTAATGGAGTCTTCAATTTGTCTTCTGAAAACACCTTCTTGGATGTCTTATAATCAATAACTTTTAGATTCCCGTCTGCATCCTGATCCACTCTATCAATGAATCCATGTAAAACGATTTTCCCATCGAAACTAAAAAAGAATGGCTGTTCCGTACAAATCGGATGCCATTCTTCTGATTCCATTCTACTTGGCAATACCTGTGTCTCAAACAAGTATGCTTTTTCAGGATAGTTCCTTCCAGTTGCATTGTCTCCCTCATAAAAGTCCATTAAATATTTACCTGCAAGACCCTTAACTCCAAGGAGTTCTTCATCTGGAACTCCCTCATTAAGCATCTCTCTAAGCTTTCCATAATCAACTTCTTCACCAGAGAGAATCATATTTCCTTTTTCTTCTAAAACTCTATGTAATAAACTACCAAATTCCAAAGGAATTGTTGAACTTTTTGAATAGTTTTTGTCTACGTATTTCAGTTTATACCTTCTGTTACACTGGTGTAATACATCAAGTTTGGAATAACTAAACTGTGGTAGCCCAGACTCTTTTGCCTCATCTTTGGTCATATTCACTACAGAGTCTTTGATCAATTCAATTAAATCATTTTGGACTATCATTGTTTACTTCCTCTTCTACTTCTAATCTTTCTGCATCAAACCAATCTCCACAAGGTCTCCCTGTACTGTCGATACCTTCAATGTAATACCGATTCGGGCACTTGTCATAATAATGTGCAGCAGCAGTCACAATACCGCAATAACCAGTAACTGTATCTACTACTTTTGTACCATAATCAAGAAATGCTAATCTTCTCATGGTTACTCCTTTCTCTCTTTTGGTTTTACTTCAATCTTATCGTCTAAGAGCTTTTCAAAGATTTCTTTCCCTCTATCAGAAGGACTATCTTTTTCTTGAAGTAAATTCTGTCGATCCATAATCAGGTAAACTGACATATATGGATTTAGTTTCTCAGCAAGCTTGCACAATTTTTCATAGTACAGCAATGCTCTTTTGCTTTTGTGATCGATATATTCCTTATCAAAAGCAATATAACATCGATCAACACCTAAGCTTTTTATAATCTCACATTGATGATCTGTCAGATTTGATCCACATACCGCCAATGCATAATTATAATCTGGATACATTGTTTCAATTTGCAACACAGACTTTTCACTTTCAACCAAAAACAATCTTCCAGACCGGACAATCGCATCTTTGTTTTGATACAATCCATATAATGTATCTCCCAAATTATGCTTCAAAGTCTTTCCTTCCACTGTAATTGGCATATATTTTCGTCCAGCTGCTAATTCTTCTTCATTTAAGTTTCTTCCTCTGATACCTATTAGATTTCCACAAATATCTCTATGAGGAATGATTATTTTATTCTCTTTGCCCCAATAGCTAATTTCAAATTTCTTCATGGATTCTGGACTAATATTGTCTTTAATCCATAATTCATGAGGTCTGTAACAAAACATTTCAAGTATATTCTCACTGATTGCTCCTGGATTTCTAAATTTCTTTTCTTTCTGAGTAAACTTAGATAACCAGCCCCAATCATCTATTTTCTGTTCCTTGAATTGTTCCAACTCATCATTCTCAAACAATAATAAATTAGATATATTTGCTACGTATCTCACTGCTTGAGGAAAAGATATTGTAATACCTACACTTCTTTTGCTTCTAATTACCAGTTCATAAATGTCAAATGAGTCACCACAATCTGTGTAACAATGAAACATTCGAGAATCTGGATAATAATACAGCTTAAATTTACTTCCATGATGACATATTGTCTGAGCAATTAAATTTCCTTTATCATCTAAGATTGGTTCTTCCGATCCTAAATCCCTTAGGATTGCTCTAATATCATCAAGAGTTAAGCTCTCCTTGATCAAATCCTTATCTAAGCTCTGCATGTTAAACACCTCCTAAAAGAAAAACTGCTTAATAGCTTCATCGTGTTCTTCTTCATTTAATGGAATGTCGTCATGCTCTACTGAGTTATCTTCAAGAATCTGTTCTACATTTTCAATTGTTATTTGTTCGACTGGTATAAGCTCATTGTCATTGTTTGTTACAAACAGATCATATGATCTACATGTACCTAGATCTGCATGAAGCCACAATCGAACTCGTGAAATCTTTCCTCTTCTTACCTTATATATATGGTAAATTAAGTTTGGATTCATCGTTACGCCTCTGTCTTCTAAGATCGGTTCTACTGCTTTGAGTTCCTCTCTTGTCGGAGGCATTGATATAATACCTATATCTATCTTATCTGCTATACTTTTTGCCACGTTAATCCCATATTTCTATGAGCGCTGACTATCTCTTACTTACGTTTCCGTAAGAACCCTGTTTGGGAAAGCGTATCAATAGCTCTCCTACTCCCATTGCTGGGTTAGTCGATACATCGCTGCTACCTGAACGTCCATTTAGACGCTCAGATGCCATGACACGGGATTATCTTCATCTTTACATGGTAAGACTTCCCCGTTAGCATTATTAAAATACCCCGCTGATAAACGGATAAGGAGTTACAGGCACTTCCGTACCTCGCAAGAGAGTCTCGTCTTTATCTCTTGCATTTTTATACTCTCCATTAAGCTGTGTACTTGAATCAATATGTACTCCTAACTTATTGCAGAGTTCTTTTAGCTTTATAGCAAACATATATAAAATCTGATGTTCTTGTAACTTCATTCCCTTTGACATACTGGCAATTTGCATAATCAACTTTACTGATGTATGAATGTAGTCAAAGCTCACATACAGCACACCTTTTTCTTTTTTATATCTCTTGATTAGATTCTCAATATCATTAATATCAAAATCATCAATGTGTTCAATATATAAAGGGGCGCTCTCAATAAACTGAATAGCTTTATCTACACGTTCTTCTTCATCTCCTGAATATTTACCATCCAAGATTTTAGATTCGTTTACACCACTTACAAAAGCTATGATCATACTCTGGATCTCATCTGCCTCTAATTCTGTTGAGATAAACAAAGCTGGCTCTGAGAAACCTGTAAATTTCCATTCGCACTCGAAAGTATCATAAAACCATGGTACAGAATACGTACAAACATCTCCAACAGCCATTCTTGTTTTACCTGAAGCTGTTCCACCCGATCTCAAATAAAACTTTTTCAATCGAGCTCCTCTAGCAATTGTGTTCATTGTTGGACTTTGTAATGAAATACCGAACTCTGGCTCTTGTTTCCATTTCTCTTTTAGTTCTTTCAGTCCAGATCCAGCTAACTGTCCCTGTTCTGATTGAACTGTATTAAAATGTAACTTAGGCTTTGTAACCATTTCCAGCTCAACAAGCTCGATAATCTCATCTACTGTATATTCATCTAATTTCCTTGTCTCTCTCTCCTGATCCTCAGGATTCAACTTTGTTGGATCATAAATGAATTTAATATCAGTTCCCTTATAGTCGTAATATCTCAATAATGTGAACTTCTTAAGAGTCTTGTAGTTGTACTCAAAGTTCTCAAGAACAGCTATTTTCTTAGCGTTCTCTATGTAATCCACACCATTATTCATCGAAAAGATCTTATACTGAGCATCATAAGACGATAGATAAGAATCAATTGCAAATGCATCAATCACTGGTACATTTTGCTTATGTAAAACTTTAATCGTATTCAAAATATACACATAAAAGTCTTCGTCAACATCTATTTCTTCTATATAATAGGTATCTAACAGGTCTGGTTTATTTAATAAGCAGCCTAACACCTGTACAATAGCTCGCTTATTAATTAATCCTACCAATCGTAACCACCTCCAGTTCTTTCTATACTTTCTTCTTCCACTATCTTAGGTGGTGCTATTCTCACTTTTTTATGAGCGTATAACTCATTTACATTTGATATGGAAGCATTGTGGGACTGTACTTCACCGAGATTCTTAAAGTATTCTTGAGCCTGATCATAGACATAGGGAACTATTCCCAAACCTTGATTAGTGATCGGATTCTCTTTAATCTCATAGAAAAACCTTATCGATTGTTCCAATCCCACATAAGTAAAATAGGGATAATCTCTCATAAGATTTTTGATCTGTGTATATGTCTTAGCGTTTGCTTTTTCACCAAACAGCTCTTCAATATAACTGATCAAGGATCTTTTTTGCTTGCTTTCTTCTTCTGTCAAGCAATCTCCCAAGACCGTAGACTTAGGATTAATTTTCTTAGTCTTTTTACTCTTAGCTGCTTTCTTCTCAGAATTGCTTTTTACAGCCATTTTCATCATTGAATTAAAGCACTGGACATGGGCGAGACGATTCTTATAAGGAACCGTCTCATCTCCTTTTTCTATCCAGTTAGAGCAAATAACACATTTCCTTTTACTCAAGCTATTTGCCTCCAAACTAAAAAAGCGTAGCCTAAGCTACACCTAACTTCTGTTTCTGTTCTTCTAATTTACCCAGTAAGATTTCTAATGATTCATACTGTCTCTCTGTTGCTTCCTGTACTGAATTTCCTTCACCTAGGCAATCAGCAATTAATTCCTGTAGACGTTCTTGATGACCTGCCTCACAGAAATTCATTCCTAAAGCAACTACATCTTCTTTTAATTTATCAAAAGGAATCTTATCAATTGTTTTATTCTGTGTCTGAACTTCATATGATACACTCTCAAATCCTTCAGCTTCTTCCTGAGCTTCAATTGCATCCTGAATAGCTTTGCTTAGATTTTCAGCTGTAAAATCTTCAATGTAAGGCACAATGTAATCAAATCTACTTCTTGCAAAGTAAGCATCTGTCTCTGCAAAGTAAGCAGAAGAATGAACAACTTTACCATGTTCATCTACTCCATTGGAGTTTAAGAAAGCGATAATATCACAGTTATCCATGATTGGTGTGATAGATCTCTTATCTCCTTTAGGAATAATCTTTCCATCTTTATTTTCAGATGCATGAGCAATGAATACTACTGTGTAACCAGAAGATACAATTGAGTTTACTGCTTTCCAGTACTCAGTTTCATAGTACTGCCAAAGCCCATACCCACCATTTCCTTCTCCAATGCTTGGAGAGTTGTGTTTATTACAGATGTAAGTCTGACAGAACTGAGCTGATGCATAAACTTCATCTATAATAATGGTTGAGTATAATTCTTTTGCTTTATCAATTGTTGTTGGGTTTGTCAGCTGGTTAATAACATTCAAGAAATCTGCCCATGTATGAATGTTTGCATAAGGTACCCCATTCTGAGCATTCAATCCAGATTCACACGCCAGTACAAATGGTTTGTCCATCCTAACTGACTGATATGTTTTACCGGTTGAGTTACCACCATAAAGCATAATAATTTTTCCTTCTAAACCATGAGCTACCTGACTTACCTGTGGATTAAAAATATCTAAAATCTGCATTCACTTATCCTCCTATTGACTAAAATCCAAAGTTTCTATGTCCAGCGGCTGCACTAGCACCAATTGTTGTTCCACCAATAGTCTTATTGCCACCTGCTTTATTGCTTTCCATTGCACGTTTCTTTTTGGATTCAAGGACAAGATCATATTCAGCAATTGCTCTCTGGATTGTTTCCAACTCATACTGCTGTTCCATTGTTCCCGCATGTGTTAAGATAAGCTCATTAACATTCTTCGTCTGAGTTTTTGTTACAGCTCCTCCAATCTGATATTCAACTGTAGTTTTCTTTTCTTCTTTTGTATTGCCAATATTACCAACAATATGGGCACTCTGACATCCTGGCTGAGTAAACAGCTGCTTACAAGCCATTGCATATTCCTGAGGTACCACAATATCTAATGGCTCAATTCCATTGTTGTAAATAGGTAATAACGTATGTAAAATTGCTCTTCCTGTTGGAACCTGAGTTTCTTTATCAAACTCATCATCAACACTCTGAACGAAACACTCAACTTCAAATGTACTACGTGGATCTTTTAGTTCTGAGATAATTGAAACAAATCCCGTTTTGTATCCTACTTTATGAGTTTTTGCACCCATCTGGTTAAAAGATGTCCATGGATTTACCTGTCCATTAACTCTTACTTTTGTAGCTTCCTCTTCTCCAACTTCAGCGATAGAGTGAGCTCTTTCCATAAATGCAACCAGATTCTCATAAGATTTACTTGGCTTACCTGCTTTTGTTGTAGCTTTTGCGGTAATATTGTAAGTAGTATAATTGATATCATCTGTCTTAATTGTGATGTATCCTTCTACTTTATTTCCTCCATCTTTCTCATCTTTCACAATTTCAAGTTTGATTTCAGATAGAATTCCTTCTGTGTAAGCTTTTGCTGTTGCCTGACTTAAAAAGATTGTTGTTTGTTCCATTAATTTTTTCTCCTTGTTTCTTAAATAGTTTTTAGTTATGAATCATTGAGTACAAATTATTTGATTCGCACTCTGGGCAGCACATATCAAATAATTGAATGCCTGCATAATTACGATACTTTTTATGAGCTTCTCCAGCTCTAAAGATATGACCACATTTTTTGCACTGCCATTTCTTTTTGTATCGATAATTTACACTTGGTTTAATTACTCTTGTGCTATCCATCATTGTTCCAATCCCCGATTGGTTACCATTAAGAATTTCCTTCTGCTTAGTCTCCAATTGGGACTGAACCTCTTGCTTTGTTCCTTTTCATTTCTTTTGTCTCCTTTCTTTAAAATAAATTTTTATATAACAAAAGCAGCCATGAACAATTCATGACTGCTTGTTGTTGCCTTATCCTTCTATGCATATATGAGTATTTTACTACCCCCATAAAACACTAGGCTGTGCCTACGATATTCAGCTTCAATTAATGTGGGAAGTCTGCTCGACTATTCTAAAATTCCACTAAAAATAATCTTACCACTATGTAATTTTAATGTTATAGTATAATCAAAACGCCCATTTCCTTCTTTAAAAATCATATCTGTTATTGCGGGCAATTGGATTGACATATCTTTTCCGCCTCTTGAATCAAATATACTTACAATGTTCTCTTCTATATTAATAGTTGGATAATAATAATCCTGTTCAACTAGAACACTATCATCCTCACTTTTATATTTAACTTTGACCAATTCGCTTTCAGATAAAACTTCATTATATAATCGTTTTATTTGTGCAGCTAATTTAAAATCTGTGCTAACATTTCCAGCGACAATGTAGTCCCCCTCTTCTGTTACCACTCTGATGTTTATTTTTGCTTCTTTCATATCGTAGCACCTCCTATCGAACGTATGTTCTTTTTATATATTACCATGTTCCATTCATATTGTGAAGCATTTGCATAAAAAAAGGAAGTGGTAATATTTACCACTTCCAAGTTAATCAACATATTCTTTGTATTTATTTAACAACACTGCCTTTCTTCGAGTCTGATACGAGTATTGTGTCATAATCCTCACACCAATTTCTGAATTAAGTATCGCATCCAAGTTGATATGATATTGTTCTGCCGCAGCTCTAAAAGAATTGATCAATCCTGTTCGCCTTAATAATGCAAATGAATACTGAGTGCCTAGCTCTTCATTGATTCGCTTCATTCTTTGATCAATCCATTTCTTTCGATCATCTCCTTTGCTTGTAACTCTTTTCTTAATAAGATGATCATCTTGTATAAACATTTCTCCATTACATTCAACACATTCTATAGCCTCTTTCATCCATAAAATTGTTTCCTTTGGTAAATCAATAACCACTCTTTTGTTTGGATCAATTTTTTGTTTATACACAGCAACCTGATTATTTTCATAGTCCATATCATAGCTCATTATTCCTAAAAGCTCGCTCATGCCTGTTCCACCTATCCCATAATAAGGACATGCCAAGATAACTTTATCTATTGGATTATCCAACTTGCGAATCTGGCTTAAAATCTCTTCTTCGCTTTGTATTTTATCTTCACACATAAGATAGTAAGGAATTTTAATCTTTATATCTTTTGGATTGAATTTCATACTTGCGTTTAGATATTTAAAATAGCACTCCAACAAGCCTTTTAGACCATTGATTTCTAATGAATTTTTAGGACTTAAAATATTAAGCATACTGTTGATTTTATTTATATCAAAATCTGCAATAGACATCTGGTAATGTTCTTCGTATAATTTAACCATATCTAAAAAGAATGTTACATCATTAATTGTGTATCCATTCTCTCCCATCTGATCAATAAAAGTCTTATTCTCCATAGGAATCCCCTTTCTTTGCATAACTATTTTTCCAAACAGTATTTTTATGATCCATTTGAAGAATGATGCTTTCCATTTCATTCTGATCTTCTAGCTTTACTACATTTAATATCACTGGAAAATCTTTTTCTTCGCTGATTCCCTTAAATGCCATGAAAGTATGGTATCCATCTATCACCTCATAGGTTCCGGCAATTACCAAATCACCATTTTCTATTTTGATGTCATTCTTAATTGTGCCTATGGTGATCGGAACACTCCAATATGTTCCCTTTAGTATCATATTTCTGATTTCATCTATGCTACGTTTGCTTCCATAACCTAAAGACCCTGATCTACCATCATGAGATATCAATGTTTGTTTTATAACATCTGTTTCTTTTATCAGTCCATTGTGAGTCAACATATTTAATTCTTTAATAGAAGATCTGATTGTGTAATACTTTTGAGGCACAACCTCTAATATTCTATTTTTTTCTACATGGTGAGAAATCTTTATTGTTTTTGAACTTAAATCAATAGTCGCTTCTTTTAGATCAATAGTCTTAAAAAAGTTATGTCTTTCTTTATTAAAAGCTATGAATCCCCAACAAATTGCATAATATTCATATAATGTTATTTCATTTAGCTTAACCTGACCTGATACAATTTGTGACAATCTAACCAAGTCTATATCAAAATTACTAACTATTTTTCTTAAATACTTTGTCAACCCAACCCTGTATTCAAGAAGCTTTTTCAAATTTTCTACAATTGTTTCATTATTGGTCTCTGTAATAATCATGTTCCACCAACTTTCTATATATCTTTTCTTATCTTACCATATAATTTATAATGATTCTATGAAATCTGGCAAATACATGCTTCTTTTATTTTCTCTAAAAGCCTTTTGTCGTCTATGTGACCTATCAAATTATCTTCTGTAAGCCTGCTTTTATCGATAGGCATAATCTGTTCACCAAGAGCCATAGAATCCAATCGTAATCCAAAGCTCTTATAAATAACTACATGTGTGTCCAAATCCATTTTCTTTGTTACAGATGTAAAAGGCACCACGGTAACGACTGGACTATTAAAGTTGTTTTTGTTATTACTGATGACCAATACTGGTCGCTTTCCTTTTTGTACGTGTTTTTCATAACTCTTTAATTCAACACAATAAATATCTCCCCTCATGCACATAAAGCACTCCTCCTTATTAAAAAAGGACATCTCCTATCATATCTGATGCTTCTCTCTTGCTCTCTTCAACACAAGCTGCATATCGCTTTGTTGTGTTAATATTTTCGTGAGCTATCATCTGAGAAGCTAAATAAATGTCCCCTGTCTTTTGATAAATCATAGTTGCAAATGTACTTCTTAATTTATGTGGAGTGATTTTTTTATCTAAATTTGCTGTATATTTCTTTATCATTCTTCTTATACCTGTTGCTCCCAACCTGTTTAAAGAAGTATTAAGAAATAACGCTTTTTCTTCTTTACCTTTTTCTGTTAAAAACTTTTCTCTATCTTCGAGCCAAATCTGTATATATTCTATCAACTGGTCAGACAAAAAATGTATTATTTCTTTCTCACCTTTGTCTATAACAATTAGTTTTTTATCGTGAAAGTCAATGTCTTCGACATCAATCTCAGACAAGGCTTCTACCCTTATCCCGGTTGATAAGAATAAAAAGTAAATGGCTAAATCTCTATTCCGCCATTTCTTTTGTTTGGCTTTTGCTTTATGAGATCCTGCTCCAGTACGAATTGTGTGCTCAACCATCTTAATTTCTGTTTCTGTTAAGTATACAACAGGATTAAGTCCTTTATTCTTAGGTGGCCTAATACTTTTAGTTGGATCTCTTTCTATAATTCCCCTTTCTTTCATAAATCCAAAGAATGTTTTTAAAGCAGAAAGCTTCGTTGCCCTACTAGACACCGAAGCTTTCTTACCATTTATATAAGTGATTGAATCCATATATTTGTCAATATCACTATCTGTTATATCGTTTGGATCTATGCTCAAATCAGGAGAAAAATACTTTAAGAAATTTACACAATAACCAATGTAACTTCTTTTCGTAGTTGCCTGCATTCCATTTGCTGTCATTCTATAATAGAACTGGTTCAAATAGTCTGGCAAATCCTTAAGTTTTTCTCTGGTCTTTGCTTCAATTTCTTGTTCGTGTCCTTCCCTATTGCTCACTTAATCGTCTCCTTTCTATGGCATCATCCCATGCCCTGCATCAAAGATGATATACAATCCAAACAGTGTAAACACCATCATAAATCCTACAGGGCCAAATATTAATGCTAATAAACTAAACACCCAAGCCAGCTTATACGCATTTTTTTGTTGGTAGTTCATATGGCCATACCTAACACCTAAGTATAGCCAGCACAAACAAGGGAACGTACAGACTATAACAATTCCTTTAATAAAAGCCCATATATATTCTCCAATATGCTCTTCCATATATTTGCGGTCTTCTTCTTTTTCTCTTTCTTCTCTGGCAATGTCTTCCTGTATTTCTGCCCACATCTCAGGTGTTCTATTGTCTACACCAAACCAGATACACTCAATCCCCTTTCTTCTTAAATCTTTTGCTGCCTCGTGTTTCCAATAGTCACTATTGTGAGCATCTTCCGTGTTCTCCCAATAACGACCATACTGATAAAAACCCATTCTTCACATCTCCCCTTTCTAATACCCCATGGACTTTTTAAATTCAATGATACGCACACTAACAAGAGATCTACTGACATTTAACTTCTTGGCAACCTCTTCTCGCCCGTATCCTTCATAAGTCAATTGGATCATCTTTTTAATTTTATCGGGTAATTTACTTATCTTTTCTTTCCAATAAATTTCTTCTGTTACCGTATCTGCGATATTATCGCTTGCTTGTAATGTATCTAATATGGTTATTTCCTTCTTCTTACAATCTTCAAGTGGTGTATATAGTGACATTGCTCCATCATTGGCTTTTCGAACATCATAGTTGTTACAGCGAAAATAATGTTCAATTGCTTGTTTAATTTTCCAAGTAAAATATGTAGTAAACTTGCCTTTTGAAGGATCATATCCTAAAGCAGCTTTACATATTGCTTCATGTCCTAACCCTTGAAAGACCTCCCAAGAGCACACTCTAGTATAACTTCTTCTATATAGGAACCTAATCAACTTGTAGTTATCTTCAATCAGCTTTCGCTGTTCATCATTTAACTTTTTCATTGACTCATCTCTCCTAACACATACTTATCACTTGCGAATCCTGCAGCTCCCTTATGTCCACCGCCACCGTACTTAACAGCGATCTTACTTACGTCTACATCATCATTCGCAGCTCTCAAGCTATAGCTCCATCTCTTGCTTCCACCGTTGTAAGCAAATCCAATATAAACATCATACTTATCATCAACTGACTCAAAGAAATCTGAATTAATCAATCCATGGTTCACAGCAAAACATTTATATCCTTCAAACTCTACAGCGAATCCTTTTGATTTGATATATTCTTCTGCCTGTTTCTGTTTGTATTGGTAAAGAAGTCGTCCTTGTTCAATAAGAACATAAGGATCTTTTATAAGCTCAAACCATCTGCCAAATTGCCAAGGCTCATATTCCAACATTTCAAATGCTGTATGAAAGTATTTAGTTTTCTCTCTATAGTTAAATGTCCATGTATCCCAGTCAGCTACTAATAGAAGAGCAAGGGGCATATCTTCATCCCAATCTTCATCTTCTTGTGGCTGCAATCCTTGTACTTTTTCCATTCCATCATAGAAAGCATTGTTGTTGAAATACCACCATACCAATGAAGCTCCTGATATTCCAGGCCCTGTCATTCTTATCCCCGGAATATAGCTTTCAAAATCCTTATATTTTTCAATAGTCGTCTTATGATGATCAATCCAAACTACATTTTTTGTAATCTTTAAGAGTTCTCTCATATCTCCTGGTTCAATGCTAAAATCAACAATAAACACCCTTTCATCTTTTTTAATTTTATCCAATGGAAACTCCATGCCATAGTTAATTTTAATAAAATTCTCTGGTTTTTCATCTTCTTCTCCTAAGCAAGCATAGTGCCATACTAAATAACCAGCACATTTGCCATCTAAATCTAAATGATAGAAACACTTCATTTAATCACTCCTCTCTAATCAAAAAATCTATATTCATCTTTGTTTTCTTTTGGTGCCATAAAAATACGTTTAACCTGTTGTTCTGAATAATTTTTCTCAATAATTTTAGTAATTCCTTTAGCAGTCTCAGACTTCTCCTCATCTGACACTTTATGTGTATAAGTATTATAAAAATTGACTTCATTACCTTCAAAATTAAACATAATTAATTTTTCCTCAGGATCTACGTAATTGTCTGCAAAATTTAATCTCACTTCTCCAATGTCTCTATCATTGTATGATTTAGAAATACTCAAAGGAATAAACAAATCCATATCATATCCTGAACTGTCATATAGTTCATTTTCTGGTACACTTCCTTCTAATGTTTTCCCATTTTCAAATTCAACAACAATATCTATATATTCGGTACTATACATTCTTAAAATATTAAGATCTTCAATCGCCTCTTTAAACCTTGACCCAGTATTTAGCTCAAATGCAATTGCTCTAAGACAATCATAATTCAATTTCATTCGTAGACTAAAGGCAATTACATTTTCAATTTCTCCATAGTACTGTTCTTCAAGTTTGTCTTCCATATATGCTTGAATCTCATCTACCGTAGGATAAGCAAATCTAAAATGATAATGAAATCTTCCTGGTCTGTTTAATAAGAAGGAACTTAGCTCATCAATCTTATTACAAGTAATAACAAATAGCTTTTTGCCTGCACTCATCCCATCAAACAATGACAGCATTTCTGCCTGACAATTATATTTCTTTTCATCAAAAGTCTTGTCATACTCATCAAACAATACCATTACAGTCTGTTCAATATCATCTAAGAAATTTGCAATTCCTGGAATATACTCGTCTACTAAGATAACTGGAATTCCGCTTTCTTTTGCTTTGATTCCTAACATTTTAGAGAACAATGACTTACCAATTCCTTTGTCACCACTTAAGATCACTCCTAAATTACGTTTCATCTTATCTAATGCATTTAGAACCTTATCTACTTTTTCTAAATGTTGACCATAAACTTTTGTTTCTGTCATTTCTAAGTCATGTGTTTCAACCAATGAAAAACCTTCCTGATCATTAAAAGCTACCCTATATGTTTTTGCTGGCAACTGCTCATATGTTGTAATTGCGTTATTGTAAAATTTGTATTTTCTTCCTGATTCTACTACTCTCATTATGTAATCTCCTTTTCTTTTAAATAGAATACTCATCAGTATAGTATCTTGCTTTATTTCATTTATGATCTTAGAGCCATACGAAGACTGGCGACTTGGAATGTTTCCTGTGGTAGATTCCAGTCGCCGGGGTCTTCGTATCTCTATGTGATTAATACTGCCTTGTATCCTAAATCTGATACTCGATTAGTTTCTTTATGTATTTACTTAATCTTGTTATACAGCTCTCTAAACTTCATAAAATCTTTTACATCTCCACCATTGTCAGGATGCGCTGATTTCATAGCATATTTAACCACTTCTTTAACTTCTGGCGACATTTGTTTAGACTTCCATTTCTTTGTTTCCTCCACAAATGTTTTATGTCGTTGGATATCTGCGAGTCTTTCTGTTTTAAGCGCTATGATATCATCCCTTAAAACACTTACACGAATTTGTAATTTATGATTTTCTCGTCTTAATGTGGATATTTCATACTCTGCATATTCAAGTTTTCTTTCGTATTGTTCTTCTATATCTTCTATATCTCCTATATCTGCTTCCATCTCATTTTCTGTTTTAATAAGATGAAAACCCCAACCTAAGACAAATCCCGTACCGAGCAGTACTAGGAAATAAATAACATCTAATGAGCTCATAAGTACTACTCTCCTAATTCAATCCCACAGATTTCTTTTGCTAATTCTTGAACAGCAACACGATCTACCCAATCTGTATAATCATCGTCCTCATCTATGTCAATAGCAACATCATTGTCATATAAAAAATTCAAAAGATCCTCTAATGTGTGAATATCTTTTTTAACTTCATCTACTCTGGTGCGAAACTCCTGTTTTAGAATTTCTTCTACTTTTCCCTTTGTACGATATAAATCCTCAGAAAACATATGATACTTATCCTGGCCCTCTCCTCTTTTACATGATATAATTGCATATTGCCTTTCTGGGTCTAACGATTGTTCAAATCTAGAAATCGTGCCATATTTAATGCTATAATCATCATAACAGTATGGATGAAAATATACCTTATCTCCTATTCTAAAATCATTCATTATATCACTCTCCTTTATTCAACCCCTGATAAAACGGCACACTCATAAGTTCTGCTCGCAGCTCATCATACATTTTATGTAATCTTGGATTCACTAAACTCATCCATTTCTTGCGATCATCTTTTGCCATAGCTTCTCTTACCATAGTTGCACTGATTGGCAAATCCTGTCTATTTACGATCAGTTCTGCCGTATTAGCTAAGTCTTTCTTGTCAAACCAACCACTTCGACTTTCATCGTTCCCATAAATCATGATCTCTGGGTTCTTGTAGATATAACGATCTACATTATTTAATAAGTATTTACCCCATTCAGGACAAATATCGTTTTCATCTGTCATATCAGCTAATCCATAGATCATTACTTCTGGTCGGTCTCCATAGATTTCCTTTAAGATTTTTGTTCTTGTGTTGATATTGAACGGATTCCTTTCTGTCCCACATTCCTGTGCAGATCCGATTAAAATCAATAAACGATCGCATAATAAAAGACCGGTATCAACCAGTCTCTCATGTCCTTTATGGAATGTTTGAAATCTTCCACAAACAAGCCCTGTATCGTATGGTTTCATTATTGCTCACTCCTTTTCTTTTTTTGCTTCTCTCCAATAAGCTTCATCTAATCTTTCCATGTTGTCATCCTCAAACTCTGGAACAAAGATTCGATGTCCACAAATTTTACAAACACCATAGTTTTCTGTGTAAGTAACTTCTATTCCCTTTATTACTTCAGTTGTTTCTTTGGAAAAAGTCTCATAAGGCACTCTTTCACGACAATGAGAACATAATAATTTTTCTTCCATTATTCATCATCTCCTTCACCAAACATAATGCTTAATCCCCTAAGCATCCCATCAAGTTTCTTGTCAATAGCTCTGATTCTTTTGTAGTTATAAATTAACATGTATGGGATTCCAATAATCACACACAGAGCTGCGATCAAACCAAAAACCCATAATATGTAAAACATCACTTCCATCTCATCGTTCCTTTCTAAGCTCTGTTTTCACTTCATACCACCAAACAGATACTTCAATTTGTTTTCTTTCTTCCTCAGTCACTCCCTGATCTTTAAGGGAATTGTCTGCAATTTGTTTTAATTCCCAATCACTGATATCAGGATCTGCATAGTCTGGTAATTGCCAATGATCTTCCTCCAAATACATCTTAATAAGATCATCTACCATAAGCTCCAATTCTTTTTCGGTTTTTCCCTGTGTATTACATAGGAAATATGGAATATAGGCTATGTATGGAATTTCTTTAGGTATCTTATCGTGAAATACAATCACTGGATATTTCATATTGAACTTGTCTAATTTCTTATTTTTCATCGGTCACACTCCTCACATTTTTCTGGACTTGTTTCATTCCATGCTCTTATCGCTTTCATATTTGCCCTATTAATACTTCCTGGATCGGGAATTGTTTTAAAATTGTTCCCCTTAGTTGATAAATCGTAATGCCTATTTACTGTTACAGAAAAGCCACATTTTGGGCAATTGATTTTAACTTCATATATTCCTCTCAATCCACATAATTTATGTGTTTCATAATTAAGATCTGGACTATAAGACCATTTAACTTGTGGCTTTCCACCACATCTGCATTTATGTAATCTTGGATATGTCCATGGTGATTCTTTATGTGTTAGTAAATAATGATTTGTTTTGTAAATAATTACATACACTATCACAATCGAAAACATGATCAATACAGTTATCATTTCCTAACCACCTCTTCTAAAAAATCTCATCCAATGCTTCTTCAATAACTTCTTTGATATCCTCTTCTGTTAAGTCATAATCATACATCATATCATCCATCGGAAGATGACTTTTCATACACGTAAACAAATACTCTGCAAGCCCTTCTGTGTCATAACCTTTTACAACAGCATCCTTTTGCAAAGGCTGTTTCATGCCGTTCCTAATATGATGCCCAAGCTTATGAGCTGTAATAATAATTTTGTTTCCTTTAGGGATTACCTCTTTTCGTCCAAAAATTGTTTCAACTTCTGTTTCTCTTTGTGATACTAAGATTTCTCCGATTTTATATGTACTCATTTTCTTTCACCTCTACTCCCATTCTTTTCCCAAACTCAATAATCTGCTCTCTACTTAACCATTCTGGCTTTTCATTCTCTGTGAACAAATCCCAAATGAATAACATATAATCAATCTGTTCTTCTTCTGTCTTGCCACACAAATGATTAACACACTCATGACCATTTAAATAGTACTCACAATCTTGTCTCATACGATCTAACAGCATATATCTATACTTCTTATCTCGCTGTGAAATCCAGATTTTCATTTCTTTCATTTCATTGGTCATAACTTATCTCCCTTCATAGTTCCAATATCTAATCCAACTCATAGCTTCTTCCATATAAGCTGGATTCAGATCCTGCCATCTACTACCGCACTCAAACTCAGCCTTAAGATCATTCCAGAGATTAGCAAAATACATTCTGCTTTTCTCTTTATATAAATCAGAGTGGGCACCACCTAACAGTAAACCCACTCTATCTTTAACTGCTCTATGTACTTTGTTTTGCTGACTTGTTGAAAGAGTCATGTTTGAAATACTCTTGTCAAATGCCTTTGTCTGCTTTTCTAAAGCATCTTTGAATTCAACCATCTGTTGAACATATGTAACCTTAAAATCACCAAACTCTGCTAAAAGTTGGTTAACACTCTGATCTGCTGCAACTTCATAATGTCCTGTTTTCCTTAATGTAGGAAGTACTTCAGATGTTACCCATCTTTTGAATTCTCTTGCTTTCTCTAACTTGCTTCCAAAGATCAATGCGTATAATCCTGATTCGTTTACGATTGACATATTCTGTCTTCCTGAAGGGGTGTCGCATTTTGCGACATCCTTATCTTCAGAGAAAACATGCTTACTAATTGCATCTCTACTGTTTGAATATCCGAGACAATCTGCAACATCCTTGCTCACAAACCACGGCTCACCATCAATAACAACCGTTCTCACTTCTCCAAAATCAGCATTATCAAATACCATCTGTTGTAACTGATCCACTGTACTTTCTTTCTTAACTAACTCTGCCATATGTAAATTTCCTTTCTATTCATAACACACTGTATAATTTACCTTTCTATAAGGATTATCAATCCAGAAATCATATAAGTCACCTTCATCATCTAGCTGTACAGTATTAAAACTAATATCTTCAACCAAACAAGTATCATCTGGAATATAAAACTGTACATCAGATAATTGTGCACCTCGAATTTCATCAATTCTACCATTTGCATACTCCTCATTAAATTTAATTCCTTTTAATCTCCCAGAGAATGTACGATAACCATTTTTATCGCATTCGGTATCAAATCCTAGTTCTGTTTCGTCCCAATCCAGTACAAAAAGTTCCTCGCCTCTTCTGGCTTCTATAAAATCTATTGCTATTGAATCTGATGTCGTTTTTGCCTTTCCTGTTACATAACATCTCATACCATAATCACTCCTATCTATTCTTAGATCCAGCAATAAACAATAGCAGCAGATAATAAGTCCTGATTCCCAACTTTTCTTCTGCTAATATTCTCACTGCTTCATCCACATCTACAATCTGTACTGTCAAGTCTTCATTTACTTCTAACTTGCTCAAATCAATCTCACCTGTTGCAATTCCATAAACAGTACTAACACATTCATCTGTCATACCAGCACTTGAAAAGCAT